ACAGTACAAGCGTTATTGGAATGACAATTTTTTAAGAAAAAAGAGCTATCAAAATTTGAGTTTTAATAAAATTTAATATATAATATATATAGAAAGTTGAGAGAAAAGAAAAACTTTCAAAAATAAAATAAACTAAACTAAATTATTTATTTAAAAGGAGAAAAAAGATTATGAAGCTGACAGAAAAGTCTAACGAAGTATTTGAGTATGTAAAGAACAATGGTGGTAAGGTTTCCGTTCCTGAGCTGGCAACTGCTCTTGATAGAACAGAGAGATCCGTTGGTGCAAATGTTACTGACCTGACAAAGAAGGGTCTGGCAGTTAGAGAAAAGGTTGAAGTAGAAGGCGCAGAGAAGCCAGTTACTTATGTAGTTCTGACCGATGAAGGAAAGGTTTTCGTTCCGAGCGATGATGAGTAATTTTTAATAGATCGGAGGGTTTATACCCTCCAAGATTTATTATTTTATTTAACGAACCAAACGAACAGAAACAGATAAACAGGAGAAAAAAATAAATGTTAAGACAAGCCGAAAATAGATGTAAAGTAGAAGGTATTCTTGCTGAAATTGATATTAAGCCTGGTCATTTTAATAAAAATGGACAGACTATGGATTCAATTGGTGGTCATATTATTGTTAAAGTTACGCAGAAGATTAGCGGAGAGGAAAAGGAACTCGCAATTCCTGTTCATATGTTCGCATCTAAGCTGACTAACAAGGGTACCCCGAATCCGGCTTATGAATCTATTAAAAAGGTAATGGATGAATATGTCAGTATTGCCGCATCTGAGAATGGTGAAGACGGCGCTGATAGAGTCAGAATTACTAGTGGTAGTGTTCGTATGAATGAATACTACAGCCAGGATGGTAGACTTATCTCTTTCCCAAGAATTAATTCTTCTTTTGTTACAAGAATTAATAAGGGAGATTGTAAGCCTGAAGCAACTTATACAGCTGAGTTTGTAGTTGCAAATAAGGCAGAAGAAATTGATAGAAATGGCGAGCCGACAGGAAGATATAAGATTGATGCTATTATTCCACAGTATGGTGGTAAGGTAGATGTAGTTCCGATGTACGCACAGAGCGCCGGAGTCATTGATGCGGTTTCTACATATTGGAATGTTGGTGATACTGTAAAGGCAAATGGTCGTCTTGATTTTTCCGCAACAACTGAAACAATTATTGAGGAAGTTGATTTTGGTGAGCCGATTGAGAAGACCAGAACCATTAATAGAAGTGATTTGATTATTACTGGTGGTTCGCAGGAACCTCTGGAAGGCGATTTTGCATTTGATAATGCAGAAATTCAGAACGCTCTTGCTGATAGAAAGCTTAGACTTGAAAATCAGAAGAGCAAGGATATGTCTAGAGCTGCTTCTAAGCAGACGCCACCGCAGACATCTAATAATGGTTTTGCAGACCTGGGATTTTAATTGGAGGTAGGCTCATATGATTGATATTTTAAATATTGAGCCTACGGTTATTTCAAGAGATTTAAAAGGAAAATATATCTTACTTTACGGGAAGCCAAAGACTGGTAAGACTACTATGGCTTCTCGTTTTCCTAAAAATCTACTAATTGCTTTTGAAAAAGGTTATAACGCTATTGATGGAATTAAAGCTGTTGATATTAATAAGTGGACAGAATTTCGTCAAGTATTAAAGCAATTAGAAAAACCCGAAGCTCGCGAAATGTATGATACAATTACAATTGATACTACTACAATTGCATATGAAATGTGTGAACAGTTTGTATGCGCTCAAAATGGTGTTCAATCAATTCGTGATATTCCTTGGGGTCAAGGATGGACTCTTACTAAAAAGGAATTTGAGAATTGTTTAAGAAAAATTACAATGCTTGGATATGGTCTTGTGCTTATCAGCCATATTGAGACAAGAAAAGAAAAGTTAGCTGATGATAGCGAAATTGAAATTTTGGCGCCGAGTATGCCAAAGAGATGTTATGAAGTAGTTAATCAAATTGTAGATATTATTGGTTATATCGCTACTGAATGGGATGAGAATGGAAACAGTCAAAGATGGTTATATACTCGACAAACTCCTACCGTAATGGCAGGTAGTCGTTTTCCATACTTAGTTCCTAAAATTAAGCTTGGTTACGACGAACTGGTTAAAGCTATTAACGAAGCTATTGATAAGCAGCGCGATGAAGATGGCGCAACAGTCGTTGATAAAATTGAATCTAAGGTTGAGGAAGAGCTTAATTTTGATGAGATTAGAGAAGAAGCAGCACAGCTGTGGACAACCTTAGTTGGTGCGGATGAATCAAATGCTGACAGAATTTTGAAAAAGGTTGAAATGGTATTTGGTAGAAAGATTAAACTTTCAGAGATTACTGAAGACCAAAAAGATTTATTCTATCTGGTTCTGTTGGACATGAGGGAAATGAATAGTTAAATATATAAGTTAAAGCGTATCTTTTAGATACGCTTTTTAAATTTGACAAATTCCTTAATTTATGTTATAATATAATAAAGAATAAGAAAGGAGTTTTATATGGCGAAGAAATTGGCGATTGTACATTGTAGAGTCTGCGGCGGAGATATAGATCGTAATATAGATTTAGAAGGCAAAGAATGGATAATGGCTTCTCGTAATTATTTCTATCATAGAAAGTGTTATGAAGATTGGAAGCATGCTGTCCCCGCAACAGACGAAGAATACCACGATTATATATATGATTTTATTTCTCGTGATTTAAAAGTACCTTATGACTATCATATGTGTGAAGCGCAAAGAAAAAAATTTCTTAAAGAAAAAATGACTAATAAAGGTATTTTTTTTGCTTTAAAATATTTTTATGATATAAAACATAATGATTGGGATAAAGGTCATGGAGGTATAGGAATTGTACCTTTTATATATACAGAATCATGTAATTATTGGGCAAAAAGAGAACAACAAAGTGCTGGTACTGTTGCAGAAATTGAACGTCAGATGCGCGAAGCAGCAGAAAGAACTAAAGTTAAAATTAAAAAACAAAATCCTAAAAAAGAAAAATATAAAGTCGATTTTAGTGTATTAGATGATTTGGAGGATGAAGAGTGATAGACAAAAGAGATATTCAACAAATTCTCGGCTGTTTAATGAAGAAGCCTCAATTATTAAGTGAAATTGATAAATATTCTTTTGTTCTAACTGATTTTCCAACTCGTTTTGAACGGTCAATTTTTATGGCGATCAATGGTTTATATCGAAACGGCGCCACAAAAATTCAACCAATTGATATAGAGAATTTTATAGAACCAGATCAAGTATCTGCGAAAGCTTTTAAAGATAAAAATGGTATTGAATATCTTCAAGATATAATAGAATTATCTGAAGTAGATAACTTTGATTTTTATTATAATCGTTTTAAAATGTTAAACCTTTTAAAAGATTTGAAAAAGCAAGGTTTTGATACAGATGAATTTTATTGTGAAGATTTAACAAATCCAAAATGTGAAGAAATTAATGAACAATTTAACTTTTTAACTCCCAAAAAAATAACAGATGCAGTAAGAAAAAAATTACTTGGAGTAGAATCAAAATATGAAACAAGTGATGAAATAGAAATTGAATCTGCCGCAGCTGGAATGGAGGATTTAGTTAATGAGCTTGGCGCAGCATATGAAATTGGTATGCCAGTTCAAGGCGCAATTTATAATCAAGTTATAGACGGAGCAAAAAAAGGTACATTAACAATACGAAGTGCGGCGAGTGGAGTAGGTAAAACATCTAATGCAGTAGCCGATGCTTGTTATTTAGCTTATCCTTTTAGATATAATAATATAACTTGTCAATGGGAACAAAAAGGAAATAGTGAAAAGGTTTTATTCATTGTTACAGAACAAAGATTTAAAGAAGTAAGGTTAATGATTCTTGCTTATTTAACTGATATAAGTAGAAGCCGTTTTAAATATGCAGATTTTTCACAAAGAGAAAGAGCGATTATCACTCAGGCAATTCATTTAATGGAGAAATATAGTGAAAATTTAATATTGGTTAAAATGCCAAATCCAACAATTGAAACGGTTAAAACAATTGTAAGAGAAAATTGTATTGTACATGATATTGGTTATGTATTTTATGATTATATTTTTATTGGACCTTCTTTATTAAATGAGTTTAAGGGATTTGCTTTAAGAAATGATGAAGTATTACTTATGTTTGCTACAGCATTAAAAGATTTAGCAGTTGAATTAGATGTGGCGATGTTTACATCAACTCAATTAAATGCTAAAGGTGATGATAATAAAGATATACGAAATGAAGGTTCGTTGGCGGGCGGCCGTAGTACAATTAATAAAGCTGATAATGGCGCGATTATGGCTAGACCGACTAAAGAAGAATTAGAATTGTTAGAACCTTTATATGAAAATCATCCAGAAAATAAGCCGAATTTAGTAACTGATATATTTAAAGTCCGTAGTGGCGAATGGACACAAGTTCGTATTTGGTCTGATATGAATTTAGGTACTCTAAGAAAACGTGATTTATTTATTACTGATTCAAGAATTGAACCAATAGAAAATTTTAATACAAGAGATGATTATGAAATTAAAAGTTGGGATGATAGTGAATATGAACATTTAAAAGTAATAGTAGAAAGGTTAAATCGCGGTGAAGTAGTTGATTGATTATAAAAGTATTATAGAACAATTAGATACTCAAAAAGTTATTCAACTGATGGAAACTCTAGGTTCTGATGATTACGTACAGAAACCAGGATATGTAATTTTTAAAACTATATGTCATAATGAAGATGCAAGTGAAGCATCTATGAAATTATATTATTATGAGAATAGTCATATCTTTCAGTGCTATACAGAATGTGGTTCAATGGGTATTTTTCAATTTTTAAAAACCTATTACGAAACCAGGCAGCTAGACTATGATTGGTATGAAGATGTATATAAAGTAATACTTGACTGTAGTAATTACAGACAGTTAGACGGCTTCGCGCCGAAGAAGTATAAGAGTATACGTTCTACTTATTCGGCGCCCGAGCGTATCGAGTTGCCAACTTATCCAAAAGGAATTATAGATTGTTTTACTAAGTTTTATCCACAAGAGTGGTTAAAAGACGGGATTAGTAAGTCTGCGATGGATAAATTTGATATTCGATATTCTATTCCTCAAAATAAAATTATAATTCCCCATTATAACGTAGATGGAAAACTTATTGGTATACGAGGGCGCGCACTTAACGAATGGGAAGTAGAGAATGTGGGTAAATATATGCCGGTGCAAATAGAAGGAAAATGGTATAGTCATCCACTTTCACTTAACTTGTATGGATTAAATAAAACAAAAGAAAATATACGAAGAACCGGAGTTTGTTTCTTATTTGAAGCGGAAAAATCAGTACTTCAATTTGAAGGATTTGATTTCGCCAATTGCTCAGTTGCAGTATGTGGAAGTCAATTTAATAAACATGCTTTAAAAATATTAATGCGAGCATCGCATCCGGGTGAAATTGTTATTTGCTTTGATAAAGAAGAAAAATCAGGTAGTGATGAGTATTTTAATAAGCTATATTCAATAGGAAAAAAATATCAGAATTATGCAGATTTTTCATTTATATATGATAGAGAAAACTTATTAGATATGAAAGATAGTCCAACCGATAAAGGGGCAGACATATTTTGGAAACTTTATAAAAGAAGGGTAAAAATAAGATGATATTATCAATGAATGAACAAAAAGACTTATTAGAAAACCTTATAAAAGATTTGGATAATTTAACTGATTTAGTTGCAGTCAAAGGTATTCAGTACTTAACAGATGCTAAACTACAAGCCTATATGCTTAAAACAACTTTTATTATAGAGGAGCGATTATATGAAGACAAAATTGGTAAATAAAGATATTAGAAATAACTATACAAATGAACTGCTTATGGAGCGTGGGCTTACAGAAAAAGAGCTTGAATATTTTCTCAATGTTCCGGATGCATCTGCTTTAGAAAGTCCAATTAAATTATATAATATTGAAGAAGGCTATAAACTTTTTGATAAAATTATTAATTCAAAAAACTGTAATTTATGTATCGTGGTCGATTCCGACGTAGACGGCTTTACCTCGGCCGCAATCTTCATACAGTATCTACGTAAATTTAATAAAGATATTGGTATTATTCCTATTCTACATGAGGGGAAAGGACATGGACTGTCTGATACTGTTGATAAAATTTTTAATTTAATAGAAAATGATATGATAATCAAATATGTAATACTACCTGATGCTGGTAGTAATGACTATGAATATATTGAACAGCTCGGCGCCGAAGGTATCGAGTGTTTGATTTTAGACCATCATATTGTAGAACCAGATACCAAGTTTTCGAACCATAGTGTTATAATTAATAATCAGCTATCACCGAATTATAATAACAAAGACCTATGCGGCGCTGGCGTCACCTGGCAATTTTGTAGATATTGTGACAGTATGTATAAAACAAATTATGCAGGAGAATTTATTGACTTGGCAGCATTGGGTATTGTATCTGATATGATGTCTATGTTAGAGCTTGAGAATAGATATATTGTTCATACCGGTTTTTTCAATATAAAAAACTATTTCTTCCAAGCATTATGTGAAAAGCAATCGTTCTCAATGGGAGGGAAAGTAACTCCCATTACAGTTGCATTTTATATAACCCCTCTAATTAATGCAATGATTAGAACTGGTACGATGGAAGAAAAGCAACGATGTTTTGAAGCCTTTATTGATGGACATAAGATGGTCGAGTCTCATAAGCGCGGGGCTAAAGGTACGTTTGAAGAAGTTGCTATCGAATCGGCACGGGAGTGTACAAATGCAAGGGCAAAGCAGAATCGTATTTTAGATAAAGCTGTTGAAGAATTGGAAATTAAAATTCATAAATATGACTTATTAGAAAATAAAATTCTATTTGTAAGACTTGATAATGAAAATTTTCCTCCAGAGTTAAACGGACTTACTGCTATGAAGCTGGCGGCCAAATATCAGAAACCAACTATTGTAGCACGGTTGAATGATGAGGGAGAGATTAAAGGCTCAAGTAGAGGATTAAATGATTCAGAGCTGACTTCATTTAAAAACTTTATGGATGAAAGTGGATATTTTACTTTTACGGCTGGTCGAATTTAATGGCCTGTAACACCTTTTCCGTTTATCAACGGGGTCGCATATGCGGCTAACGAGAAACCCTCAGCGAGTAAAGTCGGTGGGAACCTCGTGGGAAACACTAAGCTCATTTTATTTCTTATAAGGGGAGATAAAATGAAAAAATATAAAGAAAAAGCCATTTATAAAATTGAAAATAAAATTAATCATAAAATATATATAGGACAAAGCATTAATCCAGAAGAACGATTTGAACAACATATAAGTAGATATTATCGTTATAGAAGTTTAATTAACCAAGCCATCGAAAAATATGGAGTACAAAATTTTAGTTTTGAAGTGTTGGGATGGTTTGAAGATTATAACGAAAAAGAAAAAGAATATATTTCTTATTATAATTGTTTGGTACCAAATGGATATAATGTTTTACCTGGAGGAGAAGAACCTCCACATAATCATAATGGTGCAAAAATAACTGAACAACAAGCTATCTTAATTCAAAAAGATTTACTTGATTGGAGAATTCAGAGACGTACTATTGTAAAAAAATATAATATCACTCAAGATATGGTTCGTCATATTATTGACGGAACTGCTTGGTATAATGAAAATTTAACATACCCTTTACGTCCAACTGAAAAAGAAATTAATAATTGGCGAGCAGAGCAAGTAATAGATATGCTCAAAAATACAACTTTATCTCAAAAAGAAATCGGTCAAAAAGTAGGTTGGAATAGAAGTGCAGTAACAATGATTAATATAGGTCAAAATCATCACAAAGATGATTTAGATTATCCAATTAGAAAATGAGTTTAGTGAAACCTGTAACGACTAGTCTCAATCGGAGACGTAAGATTGCTATTGATACGCAATTTGAAATGGGTGTTCTACCTAATAAGGTAGTAAAAAATAGTCTATCCTTTTGGAAACAAAAGATTAAGATGCATGATAACGCATGTGGTATTGGTATTTTAGACAAGAACCTTTCAGCTTTCCATGAATATGCAAATAAAGAATTAGCAAATATTGATTTCGGTGAGACGTGGTATGAAGTTAATTTTGAGCGTATTGCCGCAGATTCTGATATTGCTGATTTAATTATAGACATTGCAAAACATGAAGATTTGTGGGGTCAGCATAATAATGAACCATTGATTCATATTAAGGATATTAATATTACAAAAAATGATATTCGTATTATGGGTAAGAATCAAGATACGGTTAAAATAGAAAAGTTTGGAATTGCATATATGAAATTCCATGCAAAAGATTTTATTAGTGAATTGGCACAGTATGATTCTATTAAGTTAGAAGTAGTTGGTAGAGCAAACTTAAATGAATGGGGAGGAAGATATACACCTCAAATTTTTATCACTAACTATCAAATTGAAGATGGGAGTTTAGGATTCTAATGAAGTGGGAAGAATATATAGAAGAATATTACAAATCACCACTAGATTTATCCGAGTGGTGCAAAACAAATCTTGAATGTCCAGTATGTGAAGGTTCGATTTATAAAAATATACGTTATGTCTTAGCATGCAATCCTCCTAAATATCGTTATAAATGTCTGAAATGTGGATGGGAAGAAATATGGTATTAAAAATGGAAAAATATAAAACTTATGAATTTAATTCTGCCTCTCAAGAAATAAAAGATGTAAATAATAATAAAATTATTATTGTAGGAAGACACGAATTAATAAAATTAAAAGATTCATTTATAGATAAAATATTAGGTCGTTCTTGGTATATTTTAGATGGAAAAAGAGTAGTAAATGTTGGACGAGGTTCATATGTAGAAGTAAGATGCTTACAATTAAAAACTTGTGTAGGATGCAAATATTTATGTTATAATAACGCTGGTTCTGCAGAATGTTCTAAAAATTATGAGAAGATTTGTTTTAAAACAAATTATCTTTTAAAAGAATATTATGACTAATATTATTTGACAAATTAATAAAATTTTGATATACTATATATAGAATAAAAAAGAAAGAGGTAAATGTGAATGGAGAAATTAAGATACCCTGGTTCTCTGCATAATCATACTGATTTCAGTAACTTTCGTTTGCGCGATAGTATTAATACTGTAGAATCATTAATTGATTATGCAATTGAACTTGGTCATGAAGTAGTAGCAATTACCGAACATGATACAATAGCTAGTGCGGTTAGAGCAGAAAAATATTACAATAAAATTAAAAAAGATAACCCTAACTTTAGGGTTCTTTTTGGTAATGAAATTTATTTAGTTAGAAATGGATTAACGAATCAAAATTTTAATAAAGATTTTGATAGATATTATCATTTCATTTTAATTGCAAAAGATGAAATTGGTCATCAACAAATTCGTGAAATATCAACTCGTGCGTGGATGAGAAGCTGGATCGCGCGCAGGATGCGTAGAGTACCAACGTATTATCAAGATTTAATTGATATTATTGGAGCAAATCCTGGTCATGTAATTGGAAGTACGGCTTGTCTTGGAGGATGTCTTCCAACTCAACTTATGAGGTTACGTGATACTGGCGCGCCTTCGATGGATAAAATTAAAGTTTGGATTAACCAAATGCAAAAGATTTTTGGCGGAGATGATTTTTATTTTGAAATGCAACCATCGAAGAATAAAGACCAGATTTATGTGAATAATGAGTTGGTTAAATTGAGTGATGAGTTAGGAATTAAATATATAATTACAACCGATTCTCATTATTTGAAAAAAGAAGATAGGCCAATTCATAAAGCTTTTCTTAACGCTCAGCAGGGAGATAGAGAGGTTGATGATTTTTATGCAACAACTTATCAAATGAGCGATGAAGAAATTAGGGGTTATATGGAAGAAGAACTTGGAGAAGAGGTTCTTCAAAAAGCATATCAGAATATAATTGAAATTAAAAATAAATGTAAAGATTTTACATTAATGAAATCATTGAATATTCCAAGATTGAATTGGAAAAATCATCATGCTCATAATAATGAAATAGAATTTTATAAAAATAAAATTCCTTATATAAAAACTTTTTTAAAGTCAGAATATTTTGAAGATAATTTATTGGTTTATGCAATAGTTGATAGAATTAAAAATGATGAAACCTTAAATAATCAAGAAACTTATGACGAAATTAATGCCTGTCTTGAAGACACCTGGGTTTCTTCCGAAGTAAATGGAAGTAGATGGAGTGCATATTTCTTAAATCTTCAAAATATAATTGATGTATGCTGGGATGCTGGAACATTGGTAGGAGCTGGTCGTGGATCTGGTGTAGGATTTATTTTGTTGTATCTTTTAGGAATTACACAAATAAATCCACTTCGAGAAAACAGCCCAACAAAAAGATGGAGATTTCTTAATCCTGAACGTGTATCAGTACTTGATGTAGATATTGACATCGAAGGCGGCCGGCGCGCAGAAGTATTGAATAGATTTAGAGAAGTATATGGTGAAGACAGGGTTGCAAATGTATTAACTCTTAAAACTGAAAAATCTAAATCTGCAATTCTCACAGCAGCAAGAGGATTAGGTATTGATGTAGATACGGCGCAATATTTATCTTCATTTATTGAAGCTGATAGAGGACAGTTAAGAACATTACATCAAACTTTTTATGGCGATCCAGATAACGGAATTAGTGCATCAAAACAGTTCCGAATTGAAATGGAAGAAAATTATCCAGAGCTTTGGAACGTTGCCCAAGGAATTGAAGGACTTATCAATGGAATGGGTATTCATGCAGGTGGAGTTATTTTCGTTGACGAACCATTTACAAATTCAACGGCACTTATGCGGGCGCCAAGTGGTGAAATTATTACACAATTCGATTTACATGATGCAGAAGATACTGGATTAATCAAATATGATATTCTTTCAGTAGAAGCATTAGATAAAATTCATAATTGTATTGATTTAATTTGTGAATATGGTTATGAGAAAGAAGAATCGACATTAAAAGAAACTTATGAGAAAATTGTAGGTGTATATAATTTAGAAAGAACTAATCCCGAAATGTGGAAAATGTGTTGGAATCACGAAGTAATGAGCTTATTCCAAATGGAAAAACAGTCTGGAATAAGTGGTATTGCAGCAATGAAACCAACTTCAGTAGATGACTTAGCAATTTTAAATTCAGCGATTCGTCTTATGGCTACGGAAAAAGGTGGAGAAATGCCAGTTAATAAATTGGCAAGGTTTAAAGCACATCCATCTGATTGGGATTATGAATTACAAAAATACGGACTTGGCGCCGAAGCCAAAGAAATCCTTCAACCAATATTAGGTATTTCTTACGGCTTATGTATCGCTCAAGAACAATTTATGCAATTAGTTCAGCTTCCGGAGTTAGGTGGTTTTAATCTAACATGGGCAGATAAATTAAGAAAATCAATTGCAAAAAAGAACCCAGCGGAATATGAGAAGTTAACTGAAGAATATTTTGAAAAGATTAAAGAGCGCGGCTGTAATGAACAGCTTTGTAAGTATGTATGGAATGTACTTATTGCGATGAGTAAGGGTTATGGATTTAATCTATCTCATACATTAGCATATTCAATTATTGGATTACAAGAATTAAATTTAGCATATCGTTATCCAATTATTTTATGGAATTGCGCTTGTTTAATTAGCGATAGTGGCGGCAATGAACGAGAAGAAATTTTTAATGAAGAAGATACAGATAGAAACAATAATGAACAAACCTTTGATGACGTATCAATGGGAATTTTTGAAGATGGCGCTAACGTCGAACCAGAAGAAACCGATAGTAATGATAGTGCCAAGGCGCGGAAAACCTCCAAAATCAATTATGGAAAAATTGCTACAGCAATTGGAAAAATGAAAACTGAGGGAGTTAATATTATTGCAACTGATATTAATAAATCGAAGTTTACATTCGCGCCTGACATAAATAGAAATAGTATTATCTATGGACTCAGCGGTATTACTAAAGTTGGAGTAGATTTAATTCATCAAATAATAGATAATAGACCATATGATTCTATTGAAGATTTTTTGAATAAAGTTAAGATTAATAAGCCTCAAATGATTAATTTGATTAAGGCGGGCGCCTTCGATAATATTTGCAAAGGGAACGATCGTGTTCAAGCAATGAAAGATTATATCGATGTAATTGCTGATAAGAAAAAACGTATCACATTACAGAATATGAAAATGTTAATTGATTTTAATTTAATTCCAAAAGAATATGATTTTCAATGTAGAGTTTATAACTTTAATAAATATTTAAAAAAGAATAAAATAGATAATTCATATGGTTTAGATAATATAGCATTATCATTCTATTCAGAAAACTTTGATATGGATTTATTATCTACATCAAATGATTATGTTTTTATAATTAAACAAACTGATTGGGATAAAATTTATAAAAAACAAATGGATATTATTAGACCATTTATCAAGGAACATAATGAAGAATTATTAGAAGCAGTTAATAATAGGTTATGGCATGATATGTGGGATAAATATTGTCTTGGTAATATCAGTCAGTGGGAAATGGATTCAATTTCATGTTATGTACATGACCATGAATTAAAGAATTTAAAAACTGGATTATATGGCTTAAGTGATTATACCAAGTTACCAGAACAGCCGGAAGTTAATTATGAATTTAGAGCGAAAGATACAGGAAAGAAAATTCCTTTGTTTAAAATTCATAGAATTGCAGGAACAGTATTAGATAAAGATAAAGCAAAGAAAACCGTAACTTTGTTAACCACAACTGGAGTAGTTAATGTAAAAATATTTGGTGATGCTTTTACACATTATGATAAACAATTATCAGAAAAAAGACCCGATGGAACAAAAAAAGTAATTGAGAAATCATGGTTTTCAAGAGGAAATAAAATTATAGTAACTGGAATTAGACGTGAAGATAATTTTATTGCAAAAAAATATAAAAATACTCCACATCATTTAGTTGAATTAATTACATCAATTGAAGATAATGGATATATTAAAACAGAATTGGAGCGTATGGAAATATGAGTTATGGCTTATATGATGCAGACCTTCGCTATTATCCAATTCCTTTCTATAATTTAGAATTAATGAAACTATCCTCCTATTACAAACATAAAAGAGAGATTGTTGGATTAGCTCCAACTTTCTCTCCATATCATTATAGTCATTTTATTATAAGACAAGATTTTTATAATTCAAAGCCGTTAAATTTAACTTATAAGAATATTGAATATGGCGGCCGCGCCTTCGATGGGCAAAAATATAAACCATTACCTATAGAAATAGAATTAATGAAACCAGATATTCAATTATATGCAAATGCACCTTTTCCAAAAAGTAAAAAATACCAAATTCCAATTAGCACAATGAGACGAGCAGAACATATACGACTTTCTCTTGATGGTAAAACGATTTGGAAAGACTACGAAAAACAACTACGGCGCGGACACGGTATACATGGAATTATTTTTCACGATTATAATTTAAATAACGTTGAGGATGCTATTGATTTTATAAAAGATAATTTATCTGAATGGATTCCATCCCAAACTGGGCGCCGGATCGGTGCAAAGTTTCCAATTCAAGTTAATAATAAAAAGGATTTATTTAAATGGTTATGTATCAATCCTATGGGTTCTTATTACTCATTACAACATAATGGTTTAATAGATGAAAGTTATATACCAGAATTAGTTGAAATAAAAAAAGAATTTAGTACATTAAAACAAACTTCAATTAATATAAATAATCTTTTTACAGAAGAAGAATTAATTAATGGTGGAATACAACGTATATTTCATAATATAATAAACTTACGTACTCAACACCTTATTTTTCCACTTATATTTAATGAATCCTTTTTCATTAATAATAATTGGAAGATGGTTATGAAATTAATTCTTCGTTATAATCAGCACTTAGTCGTTAGTGCAGGAAATAAATATTTTAAATATACAGAACCCTACGAAACTTTGTATAGTTATGCTAAGGCGGCGATTAAACAATATCAAATTAATGAACCGTTATTAACTAAAGAATCAATTCAATCTATTTTTCAATTTGTAAGAGAAAACAACTACGAATTATTCAAAGACTTCTACGAATATCGTGGGGAGGAGGTAAGATAATGACAGGTGAAGAAATTAGAGATAAAATTAATTTTAATAATCAACAAATCCAATCTCTATTAGACCCTTCTATTTTTATTATTCAACCTGAGGTACAAAAATATATGGAAGATAATGAACATCTTCAAACAATTTGTCCGCATGTATATAAGAATAATAAATGTATTTATTGTGGTTTAATAAAATAAATTAACAATCCTTAATATATAAATTTGCTTAGGAGGAATACATGCAATATATTAAAAAAAGAGATGGAAGAGTAGTTGAATTTAATAGAAATAAAATTGTTAATGCTATATTAAAAGCCTTCGAAGAAATAGATGGAGAAATTTCAGATTATGCACTAGAGAAAGCTAATAATATAGCTAATTTTATCAGAGATAAAACTGATGAAATTTTAACAGTTGAACAGATTCAAGACTTAGTAGAAAATGGTCTTATGGCTACAAAAAGAAAAGATGTAGCTAGATCATATATTCGTTATCGTCAAGAGCGCGAGCGCGTAAGAAAATGGAATTCTCAAATGATGGATTTGATGTCTTCTAAATTAGAAGCAACAAATATTGAGAATCAAAATGCCAATGTAGATGAACACTCATTCGGCGGTCGGAAAGGTGAGGCTGAATCGGTTATTTTTAAACAATATGCTCTTGATAATTTGATGAGTGAAAAGTCAAGAATGAATCACTTAAATAATGAGATTTATATTCACGACTTAGATAATTATGCAGTTGGTATGCATAACTGCTTATCAGTTCCTTTTGATAAGTTACTTGCTGAAGGTTTTAATACAAGACAAACAGATGTGCGGCCCGCAAATAGTGTAAATACTGCTTTTCAATTGGTTGCAGTTATCTTTCAGCTTCAATCGCTTATGCAATTTGGTGGAGTAAGTGCTACACATCTTGATTGGACGATGGTTCCTTATGTAAGGAAAAGTTTTTATAAACATTATAAAGATGGATTGAAATATATAGAAAATATAGATTATCACGAAAATGAAAAAACTTTTAAACCAGAAGAGTATCCATTAGATTATTATAAAAAAATTAATGATGGGCCTGCTTACACTTATGCTATGGACATGACAGTAAAAGAAACTCAGCAAGCTGTCGAAGGTATGTATCACAACCTTAATACATTACAAAGCAGAAGTGGAAATCAATTACCTTTTACCTCAATTAATTACGGAACATGTACCTTACCAGAAGGTCGCATGATTATTAAAGCACTTCTTGAAGGCTCGATCAAGGGTGTTGGTAAATTACATAAAACTCCTATCTTTCCATGTGGCATTTTCCAATGTATGAAAGGAGTAAATAGAGAGCCTGGTGACCCAAATTATGACTTATTTAAATTAGCACTTGAATCAACTGCGCGCCGTCTATATCCAAATTATGCGAATGTAGATTGGACAGGTAACATTGGCTATGATAAAAACGATCCAAAGACTTATTTCAGTACCATGGGATGTCGCACGGCAAATGGAGCTGATATTAATGCTGATCCTGGCGTAAATCCCCAAACAAAAGACGGACGAGGAAACATCTGTCCTGTAACAGTTATAATGCCAACTTTAGCAATGCAAGCTGGTAATGTAGAAGACTTTATGATTTTGCTTGATGAGAAAATCCATGAAGCAAAAGATATGTTAATTGAACGGTATGAATATATTTGTTCACAGGATGCCTCGGCCGCTAAATTCATGTATGAAAACGGAACAATGATTGGTTATAAACCTGAAGAAGGGATTCGTTCCGCGCTCAAACATGGTACACTTTCCCTTGGGCAAATTGGATTAGCAGAGACTCTTCAAATTCTTATTGGTTGTGACCATACTGAAGAAAGAGGAATGGAATTAGCAAAACGAATTGAACAATTATTTAAAGATAGATGCGCTGAATTTAAACAAAAATATAAATTAAATTTTGGAGTGTATTATACTCCTGCTGAAAACTTATGTTATACAGCAATGAAAAAATTTAAAGAAGACTTTGGTGAAATTCCTAATATAAGTGATCACGAGTATTTCACTAACTCAATGCACGTACCTGTATGGAAAGATGTTTCTATTTTTGAAAAAATTAGTATCGAATCTCAATTAACAGGTTATTCAAGTGCGGGATGCATCACCTATGTTGAATTAGAAGGCGCTGTATTACATAACTTAGAAGCATTAGAACAAATTGTCAACTTTGCTATGGACAAAGATATTCCATATTTCGCTTTAAACGTACCCAATGACTTATGTTTAAATTGCGGTTGGACTGGTGAAATTGGAAACGAATGTCCCGAATGTGGCGGCAAAGCTATTCAAAGGCTCAGAAGAGTTACTGGATACTTAACCGGAGATTACAAAACTGCTTTTAATTATGGAAAGCAAAAAGAAGTAGAAGAAAGATATAAGCATAGTAAAAAATTAAAATTATAAAGGAGAAATTATATGAGTGAGGAAAAACAGCTAACCAATAAGATTACAGTTAAATATGGTATATTAAGAAAAATGGTGGATGCTTTGGATAATATCTCACCAAATGAAGAAACAGAAATACCTTTCGAGTATGTTATTGGAAGCTGTTTTCCAAACATATTCGATAATATTAAAAAAGAACTACATATTCAATATACTAATGGATATGTAGCAGGTTTAGAAGAGGGGAGGAAGATTGATGAAGAAGAAAATCCTGAGTATTCTTCTTAGTTTTACATTAATTTTTTCTACAACCGGATTTGCTTTTGCGGATACTGATTTAGATAATCCTCCCGCAAAACCAGATAAACCGAAAGTAGAAACTTATAAAGATAATGACAAAGCTAAAGAATATAATAAAGAAGCAAAAGAATATAATAAAGATGTAGATAAATATAACGCGGCAGTTGATAAGGAATATAATCAAGCTGTTAAAGACATCAATCAAAAAAATGCTGAAGGTCAAGCAAAACAAGAAGCAAGTCAAAAAGCTCACGACGATGCGGTGGCGGCCAATGAAGCAGAACAAGCAAGAGTAGATTCTGAAAATGCTAAAATTGATGAACAAAATGCCGCGGGCGCTGCAAGTGCTAGTTCTCACAATGCATCAGAGGATGCTAAAGTAAAACAAAATAAAAAAGATAGAGAAGCTGCGGAAGTTGAAAATGCCAGTAGAAAAGCTCAATATGATGCTGATGTAGCGGTTGCCGAAAAGGAATATGAAGAGGCTGTCGCCGCAGAAAAAGAAAGAATTGAAGGTATTAAGGCAGAAAACGAACAAATTCGTCAGCATAATGCAGAAGAAGACCAGAAGGTAGCTGATACTGAAGTAGCTAATAAAACTGAGAAAGAAAGAATTGACGCAGAAAATGCTAAAAGAGAATCTAAGTATCTTGAAGACGTGGCCCAGTATAAAGCTGATAAAGCTAAATATGATGAAGATTATGCTAATTATACTTCTGCAGCAAATCAAACAGATATAAAAAATGAGCAGATAATTAATAATGTAGGAATGTCTATTGAAGAATATAATATGCTTCCATTAAAGTCTGGACCTACATATGATCCCGAAACTGGAACCTATACAGACAATTCAGAACAGTTTGAAAATCTTTTAAAGAAAGCTGTATATCGTAATGATGTTCGTAGAGAAAATAATGCATTAAAAGAAAAAGAATATACATCTACGGTTAATGTACAGGAATCAGAAGAAAAAAGTGGCGAGACATATACTTTATATTTAACTCATTATTTGTATAATGGTCAAAGCTATGAAGAAACAATTACTTTTGATGCTAATGATACGATTACTGTAAAAAGTTTAGCTTATGCAAATAACAGTAAACCATTGTATGAAGATGAAAATTATGGAGCATTTTATAATTATCAGGGCAATAATTATTTAAGTCATTATTGGTATCAAACTTTTGGTCAATTTGAGTATCCTCCATTTAAAGATGAGGCTGACTATCAAGAAATCCATGATAAAGGAAATAGCTATACATTTTCATATAAAAATGGAAAGAAGTATGCTAGTGATAGTAATGAAATCTATGTTACTTATTACTATAATTCACAAGTAACTGCTAACATTCCTTTACCAGAACCTACTGCACCAACAGAACCCACTCTTGAACTATTAGGATTTGAACCTATTATTTATAATCCTAATTATCTTGAAGAATTAGATGAGACAGAGAATATAATTGAGAAAAGAGTAGTAGAAGAACCAGAATACGTAGAGGTTCCGGAAATTTATAATCCTTCATATGAAACATATACACCAATTGAACACATTAGTCCAATTTTTATAGACGTACCTGATGTAGAAACTTGGGTAAACTTACCTGACCCAGTTAAAAGAGAATATCTAAAGCATGTTTCTCTTCTTGGTCTACTACCAGTTCCTACGAAGACAAATACTCCTTCAGCGCCGGCGCCAAGAACATCAGAAACAACAATTATTTTCACAGATAATACACCAACAGAAAATAATCCTACAACAACTGATATTAAAAATACAAATACTCCTCTTATGAATAAAGCCTTCGCGCCAATGGGAGAGTGGGCATTAATTAATTTAATTGCGATGTTACTTACTTTTTTTATAGCTATAATACTTATTATAAGTTTAGCCATTAATAAAATAAGAGAAGCAAATGATGATAAAGAATATAATAATAAAGCAATTAAAAGAATTTTAACAATTATCGTAAGTATTATTTCGGGAATTATATTCTTACTTACAGAAGATATAACCTTACCAATGGTACTTGTAGATAAATGGACAATTGTGATGATTGTCATCCTCTTAATCAATATCATTATCGCAATTCTTTCTAGAAGAAAAGAGAAAGAAAATAAGGAAGAATAAGATAAAGCCAGATTGAAAAATCTGGCTTTTAAATTTTGACAAAAAAAATTTTTTTTGATATAATATATATAGAGATAAAAAAGGAGTTAATTATATGAAATTAGAAAACTTAGAAGTATTTAACTTTAAAGGCGCTTTTAGAGGAATGAGAAATCCTTTAAATAGCTGGGATAGAAGCGATAGTTTCTTCGATTTAATTGATGATAATTATTTTGAAGATAATAAATGGGACGTTGCTTATGCTTGGGCGAGTTATGAAAATGAACATAGAAAAGAGTTTGGTAAAGAGCCATTAAAAGATAATGATTTCTATGATTTAGCACAAAAATATATGGATTGGTTTTATTCTACCAATTCTACTCTACGTTATGGCGATCGTTCTTTATATCAACAAGATATTGCTTTGCTTGGTCCTAATGATTTAGAATTAGCACAAAAATTAATAAAAGCAGGAAGCGAACATCGCAAGTTTCTTCGTCAAATAATTGTATCATTTGATTTAACTGCGCCATTGTATTTTTGGAAAGAATTTGATACATATAAGGTTGGAACCGTAGCTAATTCAACATCGACAATGCATAAATTAGCTTCGACTCCAATTACATTAGATTGTTTTGAAACTGATGACTATGATGATAGAATACAGTTAATTGACCCAATTCATTTAGATGTTAGAATTAATGAATTTTTAACTGATCTAGAACAATTAAGGCAATTATACAATGAAACTGGAGATAAAAGATATTGGAAAGAACTCATACGTTGGCTTCCGGAATCGTGGCTTCAAACACGTACAATTACAATGAGTTATGAAAATATTTTAAATTTAATTCATCATCGTCATAATCATAAATTATCTGAATGGCGGTGGCTTGTGAATAACTTTAAAGAAAAACTTCCTTATGCTTATGAATTATTATTTTTTACTTTAGAGGAGAATAAATAAATGATAACGAAAACTTTTACAAAAAATGAAAAAGGTAAAATTGAATTTACCGAAAGAGAATTAAAAGAATTACTTGATGAAATGTATCAATATGGATACCACGAAGGAAAAGGGCATAAAACCTTTATTTATACTTCTCCTAGTTGGTGGGGTTTAAATAAACCTTCTTGGACATATAGCACTACACCACTTCGTACTTATGGTGATGAATACACTACAACAACAACAGATCATTCAATTAGTATTTCGACAAATGTAGAAGGAGAAAATAAATGAGATTAATTAAAAGAACAGAAGAATACGTAGTAGATACCGAAGAAGAAGCTATCAAAGCAATTCAAAACTTTAGAGAAGATGCTGAAGAACATGGTCATACTGTTGGCGCCAGTGGATATACATATAAAACGAAAAAAGCTAAAGGAGAAATCATCGGAGAGCAATATTTAATTAAAGTAACAAGAATCCTTGGAGGAATTTGGGATGACTTTGAATAATGAAAAAGAAAATATGACTGTTATTGAAAGCGCCGGCGCTGAAAACGAAGAAAAAACTGGAGTAGAAATTGTAGAGGAAGACGCTTTTGAAAACAAACTAAGCGAAGAAGAGATTTTACAGTTCTATGAAGATAATCAAGATGCAATTGACTTAATTGGCGGACTTGAAATGTTTGAGTCGCTTATGGCTTTAACTGATGAAGAGTTTGAAACATTAAAACCACAAGTGTTAGGTTTGTTCAATGAGACCCTAAATGATCCTGCCGCCGAAAAAGAACTTCGTATTCTAGCTTTAGATAAAGACTATAACGAAGATAGTGTAAAAGAGGAATTTAATAAAGCTTCTGAAGCTATTGATGAAATTGACTTTTTAAGCGAAAAGAAAAAAGATTTCTTAAAAGAAATTTATATGCTTTCCGCAAATAAAATTCAAGAAATTATTAATACAAATAGTAAAGTAATTCATATACCATGTGAGTTAGAAGAAGGAGTAAAAGTTCCGACTTATGCTCATAAAACTGATGCTGGTCTTGATATCTATGCAAAAGAAGAAATCATTCTAGAACCTGGAGAAACAAAAATTATCGGCACTGGTATTAAAATGGCTATTCCAGAAGGATATGCAATTCTTATCCAACCACGTAGCGGCCAGTCGGTAAAAACAAAACTTCGTATTGCTAATACTCCTGGACTTATTGATGCAGGATATCGTGATGAAATTGGGGTTATTGTTGAAAATATTGAACCGCCTTTTAAAGATATAGATTATGAATTTGATGATAATGGAGAGATCCACATTAAATCAATTCTTCATGGTAATGCTTATACAATTGTAGAAGGGCAGCGTTTTGCTCAGATGCGATTAGTTCAAGTTCCTAAGGCAGAATTTGTCGAAGTGGAATCTGTAGGAGAAATTGGCGAAGACCGTAATGGCGGTTTTGGTTCCAGTGGAATTTAATTGGCAAAGATAAAAATTGAAGACATAAGAAAGGCGGCGATAGAACATAATTGGACATTACTTTCAGATGAGTATAAGAATTTAGATACAGAATTAACTTTTGAATGTAATGAGGGGCATAAAATTTATTTACCTTATAGAAAAGTTAGAGATAAGTTTATATGTCCAATTTGCCAACAGAATCAATATAATTTTACAAAAGAAATAATACCAAAAAGTAAAAAGGTACAGCGCTCAATTGGCTTAGATCAAGCTACTCATATAACTGGATATTCTATTTTTGACGATGGAAAACTTATTTATGCAGACGTCTTTAGCGCGGGCGCCGATGACGAAATTGAACGCGATATCGAAATTAAGAATTGGTTAATTCAATTAATTCAAAATTGGAATCCAGATATAATAGGAATTGAAGGAATACAACTTCAACAACTGAATAATAAAACTGTTGGAGTTACAACATATCAAACCCTTGCGCGATTACAAGGTATACTAATGGCTACTTGTGTTGAACAAAATACCGAATATGTAATCGTTCCGCCCGCGACTTGGCGCTCGCATTGTGAAGTCAAAGGGCGCTCACGAGTCGACAGAAAGCGTTCTATGCAGATGAAAGTTAAAGAGTGGTTTGATATAACAGTTTCAGATGATATAGCTGATGCTATTGGTATTGGTAAATATATAAATGATAAACATAGAAAGAAAGTAGAAATTTTTAACTGGGAATAGGAGGAGTTAAATGGTTAAAATTACAATGAATCAGGTAATGGATTTTAGAAATAATATTGGTTTCTTTAGTAGCGTAAATCTTCCACTAAAAGGTGCTTATAAATTAAATAAGATTAGAAAATCGCTAGAGAAGGAAAGTGATTTCTATAATGAAAAATTCCAAGAAATTGTTGAGAAGTATTCTCGCAAGGATGAAAATGGAGAAATCGTTTTCAATGAAGATGGAAGCCAAATTATGATTCAAGAAGACTTAATTGATGAGTGCGATAAGGCATTGACTGATCTTCAAAATTTAGAAGTTGAGGTTGATAACTGCAATCTGACAATTGAAGATTTGGGTGAAGATTTTGAATGTACACCCGATCAGCTTGGCGCACTGATGCCGTTTATGGAGTAAAAAAATAAAGGAGGTCATTTATATGACCTCCTTTTTTTATTTACCGTAAATTTCTAACTTGGGTTACGTTTCTATATCCTGCGTCTTTAACAATGTCTTTTTTAATTCTAGCTGCAATTTTGTCTACGTCATAGTCGTTGTTGATGTGATCTACGTTTATATTAATTTCATATGACGTATTTGTTAAAGTTTCGCTTGAATTATCTATGTTACCCATGGCTTTACTTAATACGTCGCGAAGTGCAATGAAATTTTTAGTATCGGCTGAGTTAAGAACGAGCTCTGGTTTAGATGGAGTACCATCGAGCCAAGCTGGACCTGTATAACTAGCAAGACCACCAGTAGCATATTCATTCCATTTTTTATTTGGAAAAATTGATTCCCAAGCTTTTCTAAAAGCACTGTCTTTTGAGGCATTTCGATTTAAGTCTTTTATTTTTTTAGGACCCCAACCAGCGTTATGGGCTGCTGTTAAAATTTCTTTCCAAGTTAATTGAGATGTTTTTAAATCTTGTACTACTTGATCAGCGCTTTTATTAATATTGGCGCCCGCACTAATTGCTTTGTTAAATTGATTTGCGGTAATTGTACCATTACTTTGTGCATTAGCTATTGCTAATTTGTAAGTACTTTGATTACTAGCATCATTAGTTGCTTTGGCCGCTTCTTCTGCTCTAGTCTGTCTACCTACCTCTGCTGTTTCGTTATCTTTTAATGTTTGGTCTACACCTTTTACCGCCTTTGTTACAGCATCGATATTTCCTCTCAATCCTTCGATTACTGTTGCGACTTTATCATCAATACTATCAGTATTATTTTTATTAGCCTCAACATTATCTCCAACATCACTTAATGATCCTTCAAGAAATTCAACTAATGCAGTCATTTGATTGATAGCATTTTTGACTTCTTCGGTTTTCTTAGGATTTGTTTCTAAACCAACAAGTAATTGATCTGTTTGTCTATCTACTTGTTCTTGTTGAGCCTTAGTTAAGTTTTGATAGTCTTTAGCTTTATATACGGCAGCTCTAATCTCTTCTTTAAATTGACCAGGATTCTCCATCCATTTATTAACGGTCTCAGCATTATTTACTGCACTATTAATCGCTTCTTCAAGTTCAATAATACGCTCACGTTGTTCTGCCGCAGCATCGGCCTGGTCATTTAATCTATCAAGTAACTGGTCTTCAAGATTACGTCCGTAGTCTGTCTGAGCATCAGCAATTTCTTTTTCTAGCTGTGCAATTTCAACTTGATGTCCACCAGAAGTATCTGCACGTAATGCAGCTAGGCGTTGTTGCTTTTGAGAAATATCACGTTCAGTTTTTGCGTTATCTTCCTGTCTTCTGCGCTCTTCCAAGTTTTTCTTAACTTGATCTAATAGTTTTTCCAACGCATCACGAATAGAATCACTTAATGATTTATATTTCTCAATATCGACTTCTTGGGCATCTTCTAAGTAAGACATTAAGTCTTCAGAATAACCAACCCAAGCATCTTGTAAATCTGCCAGCGTACTGTGCAACTCAGTTATCTTTTCGGTTAAATCTTTGTAAGTATCATGTAAGTCTTGAGTTTCATCAACAATTTTCTTTACATACTCTTGAATTTTTTCAGCAGTTGTTGAATTTAAAAGACCTTTTTGTTTATCTTGCTCAAATAAATCAGTATCAAAATTAATACTAATAGTTCCATCATCCTTTGTCTCTGGATGCATATATTTATTTGCAGCTTCAACAATTTTAAGTTGGTCTTCTAAAGCAGATTTTTCAGCTTCATATGCTGCAAGTTTACCAGCATCTAATTCTTCATATCCTGCATCAAGAATATTTTGCATTTCTTGATTTGCTGTAGCCAAAGTGTCGCTAAGCGAATCTCTTAATTCTGTATAAGCATTAATTGTTGCTGTGGCTTCTTTTTTATCTTGCTTTGCTTCTTTTTTATCTTGTCTTGCTGTTTTCTTTTCTTTTTTAGTGGATTTTTTACTGTTTATTATTTTATTGTCTTTTTTAATAGCTTTTTTTGCATCTTTTTTGTCTTCTTCTGCTTTTTTTATTTTTTTATCTGTTTGTTTTATTGTTTTTTGAGTACTTGCTGCTAAATCATCCCATTCACTATAAGCAGAACTATAATCAATTATATCTTTAATATTTTGTAAAGTTTTTTTCTCAGTTTCTCCATTTAATAAGTCTTGTAAATTAGTCTTCTTTAAATCAATACTTTCTCTTGTTAAATTAATTGAACTGATTTGTTCATTAATCCCCTTAGTAAAAGCAGTATTAATTTTATTAAAGTAATCTTTACCTAATAAATTATTCTTTGAAGAGATGGTTCCATCAGCTACTTGAGCATCAAGTAATTCAGAAAAACTTTCGGCTCTGCCGCGCTTTGATTCAGCGTCGGCAATTTTTTGAGTTACATTCCAAATTTTTGTAAGCTCGTTTTCCCAAGCGAAGAATGTTTCATATAACTTCTGACCAAGTTCATCTAATGCATCTTGAGCCTTATCAATATTATCTTCCGCTGTATTACGTCTATCTTGATACTTTTCTATCCTTTTTTCCGCAGCTTCCATTGTAGCTTTGGCTTTAGATTTGTTACCTTGAACCTTCTTGCCCTTTTTATTTCTATGATCTAATCCAATTTCTTTATTGATTTTATCATAATCAACATTGTAGGCGCCAGTATCTGGATCTAAATAAATATAAGGAGAAAGATTAATTCTCTTTTTCTTAGATTTTTTAGTTTTCTTTTTGCCCTTCTTTTTAACTACATCGTAAGAAATTCTTGCCCAATTAACACCTTTTTGAGACTTTTTAAGTTCTTTTTGGTCTTTTTTAAGTCTTTTCTTCGCTTTTTTATCATCTTGTTTAGAGTCTGTTTTTCTAGCTTTTTTAAGTCTTTTTTTATCTTCTTTTACTGCTTTTTTAGCATCTTTAGTTCTTTTAGATGTTTTTTCTCCACTTAAAATACCAAGTTTTTTGTCAGCTTTATTAAGCATTTCGGTATTTAAGTCGATTTGTTGTTTAAGCTTTTTGATATATTCAGTAGCTTCTCCACTAATTGAACTTAAAGTAGTGCCAACCTTATCTATGGCCTTTTCTATTTTTTTATTAAGCTGGTCTATTTTACGTTGTGTGGCTTCGACTCTTTTGGTCATATTCCACCACCAAGCATTTATTTTACCAGCTTTTTGAAGAATCTTTGTTTGTTTCTTTTGATTCTTTTTGGCTTGTCTTCCGCCGTCACCTCCAGATCCTCCAGAACGAGAACCATTGGAACCACCGCTGGAGTTGCCTCCACCGCTACTAGAATTACCACCAGATGGTTTTCTATATTTATCACTGCCAGTAAAGCCATCACTAGCAGAAGAAGCAGAAATTGATTTGCGTTTTAAAATTTGTTCTGATTGATCATGCGAATAAACTACTGCATCTTTTGGCAAATCAACCATTTGTGGGCCGTCAGCGCCAAGAATCATAGATTTATTTTCAGATGGCAGCCAAGCTACTTCAAATCCTTCTTCACCAGTAAGAGTTAACCCACCATTATTATTTGGACCTACACGACCTCGTCTAGAACCTTTTGCGGTAGAACCAAATGACTGTAATGCTCCAAGTAGATTTTTATGATTAATTTCTCTCATAAAATCTACTCCGAAATATCTTACAGCGCTACGTCTTTGAACATATTCACCAGGAGTTAACATAGCAGGAACTACATCCGTTCCTTTTCTTTTAAATATAGACCCGCCTTTTTCTCTATAAGCCGTACCATTGCTAGTGATAAAACCGCCACGGGCCTCATTTTCATTTACATTTTTAGTAACTTTTTTAGTTGTTAAAGTAACCGTATGATCGCTTAGATTATTAAAAGTTCTAACTGCACTAATTAAACTATTAGCATCAGATAATCCTGATGTATTAGCAGTTAACTTAACTGTTTTATCAGTTAATTTATTAGCTTTTTTAATGGTTTTATTAAATTCTTCAGCTTTATTAACTCCAGTGACTTTAGCTGATAAACTAACTGAAGTATCTTTTTGAGCTTTAGATAATTTATTAACAGCTTTTGCAGCAGTTTTAAGTTTACCTGTTCCAGAAACATTAATTTTAAAAGAAGTTTTTCCATCAGCACTTTCTTTTAATTTATTAACTGCTTTTTGAGCTTTTTTTACTTCTCCATATTCAGCCTTAATTGTATAGGTTGATTCTTTTGGAACAGAAGGTTCTTCCACTTGTTGGGTCTCTTTAGGTTGCTGTTTTTGAGGTTTTGTTTTTCCTCCTTCAGACACGCCATCTGAAGTTCCCTTCGCGGCATCATCGGCAATTTTTTTACCTTTAGACTTACCTTTTGCTTTTACTTCTCCAGTATCAGAAGAATCTAATCCACTTTCTGTACCTTGAGCTGCAGCGTCTGAAGCATCTTTTCCTGTTTTTTTAGCCTTACCTAAAATATTATTTTTATCAACGACTAATCCAGCATCAATAGCATCTTGAACATTGATACCTAAAGTTTTAAAATCTGATGCCAAATCTTTAGTTAACGTTGCTGGATTATCTATTGTAGAACCTAAAGCAGTTTTATAAATTGAATTTAATGCACTCTGAGCCTCGGGAGTCTTTATAGATTCGGGAGTTAATCCAGAAATTAAACTAGAAAAACCACGGGTGGCTATTGAATTAAATTTACTCTGTATATCTGTAGTATCTACTTTTGATGTAGTAGAAGTATCTGTTGCTTTTTCTTGAGGCTTTTCTGTCCATGCTTTACTTCTTGCATCTTTTTCTCTTTGTGCTTTTTCTTCTGCTGATAAAGCTTCATCATTATTATTTTTTTGTTTATTTTTAGTTTTATTATTGTCAGATGCTTCTTCTTCTTTATTATCACTTAAATATTTTTGATGAGCCTCTTCGCCCATCTTCATATAATTCTTATACCCTTCTGCTGCTTTACCCCAATATTCAGCTTGTCTTGCAAGTCTTTCTTGTTCTTGAGAACTGGAAGCATTATTTGCTGCAATTTCTAATTCTGCTTGTTTTTGCAATGCAGCTTGATGTAAATTCCCTAATTCATTATAATATTGTTTATATTTTTCTGTAGATAACTCTTTACCAGTTTCTATATCTAATCCATTAGCAAAATATTGAGCTTTGGTATCCATTCCCGCGCCGCCATAAACGTCACGTAATGCTTTATATCCTTCTCCTTTATAGTAAGTTTGCCCATCATTCCAAGGATTTTTCTTAACTTTCTCATTTTTATCTACATCTTTAGCTAAAATACCACCAACGGCGGCCAAAATAGATGAAGTATTAGATACAAGGGTCATATTGCTACTAGCAATAGATTCTTCTGCGCTTTTGTCTTCTTCTGGTAAGCTATCTATATATTTACTATAAGCTTCATCAAAAGTTTGGCCTTTTAAATCCAAACGATTATCTTTAAATCTGTCATCTCCTTTAGCTTTTCCTAAATCATATAATTGTTGTATATCTTCTTTTGAATACCCTAAATCACTGAATTTTTTAATAAAGTCCTGGCCATTTTTAACTCCCAATCCTACAGAAGCTTTTTTCAATTCGTCAAACTTCATATCTTCTGCATCGCTTAAAAGTTTAACATTATTTTTGGCCATTTTCTCTTCTAATTTTTTATATTCAGGAGGTGTATATCCTTCCGCCTCGGCTTCGGCTTCAAAAGTAGAACGACGAGTATATAAACGCTGTTGATCTTTTTCATTAATATTTTTTCCAGTTAAACTTCCTTCAGAAGTTGCTAAATTAGCCCTTAAAACATCAGCATTACTAAAATCAATATTATAAAACTGTTTAGCTTTATTAAGCATAGAAGCTAAAGTTGTATCTGACATACCAAGAGAAGCTGCGAGATTATCAAACTGTTCAGCTGTTAAATTTGCAGCATTAGACAAATCAAACTCTCCATCTGCAACCTTCATTATATCACCAACAGTTTTATTTTTCTTGCCAAAATCTCCTAATAAATCATCCTCTTGATGTTCGCCAACATAGTCAAAAAACATGCCTACAGTTTCTTGTGCATCTCTAGCTTCACCTTCAGCATCATAAAACCAATCTTTAACAGTCTTTAATTGTTTATTAACCTTATTAAAACTGCCTTCTTTAACAAAATCTTCACCAAGTACTGCTTCTGCACCTTTCCAAAAAGTTTGGCTTCCTTTTCCGGCGTCATCAATACCGTCTTTTATGTCATCTATAACTTGCTTTACATTATCTGCGCCAGTATAAAAATCATTTATTCCTTCTGTTGAAGCTTGAAAATTTTCATAAACTTTTCCAGCGCTCTCTATTCTATCTCCTAATTGATTAAAACCTTCACTTAATGATTCCCCGGCCACAGTACCAAATTTATCATAAGCGGCAATCTGATTTGCTAAACTTTCTGCTATAATTTTTTGAGACTCATCACCAGTTTTTTTATAAATTTCAAGAGCATCATTTTTCCATTTCGTTAAAGTAGTGATGCTTTCTTTAATTCCTTCTCCATATTTTGCTAAGTCTAAATGATTACCAAATTTTTCTTGTTGCTTATCCATGGACTCAATAATTTTTTGATACTCTTGTCCATGTCCATTTAAATCAGCAACACTATTTGCCATATCTTGGACTTTTTGTTGCATTGCTTTTCCAGTTATTTCCGCACCACTATCATCATATTGTAATTTAGAAATATCTTTTAAGCCTTGCTCCGCGGCTAAACGAAATTCTTCTGGAATTTTTTCAAATATTCTATTTTGACTAGCATAAGTAGAAAGATTTTTATAAATTGGCTCTGTAACCGCCTCTATGCCCTCTGTGTCTTTACCTACTTGAGCAATATTATCATTTAAATCATCAACTAAAGTTTGGACATCTTCACCGGCATCTTTATATTGAGTTTTAGTTTGGTCTAGCATAGATGCCCCATGCTCCTGAATTGCACGTATACCTCTTTCATCCAAGTTTAATAACGCACCATCCATTAATCCATATTGTGATTCAAAACTTTTTAATAATTCTCCGCTTGGATCAATTTTTTGAATTGTATCAACTACTTCTTGAGCATGTTTTTTTAAAGTCGAAGTTTGTTCTACTACCCATTTAGAACCCATGGAAGTTCTCATTCCAGTAGTATCTTCACCATCTTTAATTTTTTCCCAATGTCCGCCTTGTGAAATTTCTTGTCCTACTTTCCATCTTTTAGTAGAATTTCTTCCTTCTATTAATTTTTGTAAAGAATCTTCAGTAATATATTCATCAGTTGCTACTTTTTGTCTTTTTTCTTCTAATTCAATAGCTTCTTCTACAGCTTTGTTGCTCTTTAATATTGCATTACCAGAAGCATTATATCCTTTAACTAGCTCTGGATGCATTTTTGCTACTTCATTAGCAATTTTTAAATAATCAGCGTATTCTTCTGTTCCAAGATCTACATTATTACCTTCACTGTCTACACCTTTAGAAAGTTCTGTAAAAGTATCCTTATAATCAGTTAATTTAGAAATATTAGATTGAGTTTCTGTTTTTATATCTTCATAAGAATTAGTTACTTCTCTCGCAGCTTTCTGAGTTTCTTTCACCATTTTCTTTTGGTGATTCATATAAGCCACAACGCCAGCTGTTAAAGCACCTAATGCTACAACACCTGCTCCAATTCCAACTACTGAACCTAACCCAATAGCCTTAACGGCTGCACCAAGTTTACTTACTCCAGACGCAGCTCCTTCAGCAGCCATACCAATACCCATAATGCCGTTACCGATATTCATGAACATCGCGCCGGCAGTTTGGAATCCTGCAGCTTGTAATGCCATACCCAATCCCATAATAGATTGTCCTGCACCGTTAGCAGATTTAGACAAACCAAGTACAGCTGACTGTGTTTTAGTTATATTAGCAGTTGTAGAATCACCAAATGCTTGAGAAGCTACTTTTAATTTAGCTTTATTGATCCAATCAGCACGCGCTTGACCAGTTAAGCCCTTTTTATCGGCAGCTTTGCTTATTTTGCTACTAATTGTAAAATTTTCTTTACTGCTTTGTTGAAAATGCTTTAGTAAACCTTTTTGTATTTCTTCTGCTGTTTGTCCACCTAATTCTTGACCAACTTGATATGGATTATAAAGATGTCTTAATCCTTCTTGTATTGAAATTTGACCAGAGCGCATCTTCTGATTAATAGTTTTTTGATGCTGTTCAAGCATAGACATAGCTTCTGGAGTTAAATTTAATTTTTTATAGGCATCTGTATAACTTCTTTGTAATGCCTTTTGTAAAACTGGACTATTATTATAAATAGCATGCTGTTCAGCTCCACTAAGTCCTTTTATTTGTTTTTTAACATCCTTGACACTAAAACCACCACGACTGGTTTGCATCATATCATAAATATTATTTCTTCTCTGGTTAATTAAATCTGAACGCTGTCTGCTATTTTGTATACCCTGTTTAGCTGCATCAGTTTTCGACATTATTGCAGTTAAATGATTAATTGCATTTACAATTGGTTGATTAATCTGTGAAGCAAACGCAGCATTTCCAGCTTGCCTATTTCCAGTAAAACCGCCTCTTAATCCAGCAAATACACTAGTCTGAGGATCAACTAAACCACCTAATGCACCGACTAAAGAATTAACAACTCTACCACCAATCTTTAAACCCGCAAAAGCTGTAAATAAAGATAGAAAAGATTTTACAATTCCATTCCCACCACTAAGCGTATTAATCAAATTATTAACAGTATCAAGTACGCTAGTAAGTCCTCCAACAGCTCCTTTAATAATTTGATTATTGGCAATACTCATTGTAAACTGTTGCCAAGCATTTTTTAATTTATTTACTTTTGATTCAAATGAATCTAAAGTTTTATTAAACTGAATTTGAGAAGCGCCTTCACTATTCGCAGCAGCTTCAGTTAATTCTTTTAATCTATCATAATTTTGCACCATAGCGAGAAAACGAGACTGTTGTCTTGAACCCGCTGCGGTAGTAGCAATGTAACGTTGCTGTGTCTGAGATAAACCATCCCATTTAGAAGCTATATCCATAAATACATCATCTAAATCACGGAATTTATCTCTATTATCCATTAAGTCAACTCCAATAGATTTTAATGCTTTATCTACTCTATTAAAATCGACTTCTTCACCATCAACTTCAGAAATTTCATATGGATTAGCTTTTAATTCTTGAAATCTAGCAATAATTGTTTTCATCGCAGTACCTAAATTTTCAGGTGCTTCACGAGTCGTTTCAATCATTTGAGCCAAGAATGCAGTTGTATTACCAAAATCCATATTAGCAGAATGGGCAATAGAAGCTGTACGTTCCATAGCTTGTCCAAGTTCTCTAGTATCAGATGCGGTAATAGCAGCTAATTTTGAATATACATCATTTACCCTTTCTGCTGAAGTTTTATTTAACTCCATATTAAATCCACGAAGAGCCGCAGTCATCATATTAGTCGTATCAGCATAGTCTAAACCAGCAATACGAGCCATCTTCATGGTTTCTTCACCTATTTCAAAAGTTTGTTGTTTATCCAAACCTTGCTGGAAATAAAGGGTCATAGTTTCGTATGCACCCTGTGTAGTAGCTCCAAGTTTATTAGCTAATGCTGTATATTCCGGAAGCATATTCCACATATCAGATACAGAGAAATCAGTAACTACAGCAGTTTCTGTCATTGCCTTATCTAAGTCTCTAACAGATTCAATAGCATCATCTATCCCTCTTCTTAAGAGACTAAACATATTTCTTAAACTAAAGAAATATTGAGTGGAATATTTTAATTGCTCTACTTGTTCTTTTGCAGACAATAAGCCTGATGCAGCTTGTTGGGCGCCATCTCCTGCATTTCTTAAACTGCTACCTAAATTTTGAACCCCAGAAGCAGCATTAGCTATACCTTGTGCACCACGTGCAACTGCATCCAATTTTAATTGAGAAGCTTCTTGACTAGCTTCACGAAGTTTTTGCCTAAGAGTTTCAATACTTTGTACTTTTCCTGCATTAGCACGAATATTATTAAAAAATCCAGTGATCTTTTGATTTATACCGTCTATATCAGTTACTGCGCCTTTAAAACCAAGACTCTTTGCAAAATTAAATTTAGAACCCGCGCTTAAACTTTTAATTTTATTTTGTATTTTATCTAATTCTGCATTATAACCAGCAAAATCTTTTGCATTGAAAAGATTTTTAGCTGTTTGCGTCATTGGTTTTAATGAAGTTGCTCTAGTAAAAGAATTTAAAATTTTATTAAACTGAGTATCAATATTAGAAGTATTAACATTTTTAGTGATAACACCATCTAAAGCTTTTTGCAAATCATTAGAAAGCTTAGTTACTTCTCTTTCAGCTTTTTCAATAGCTTGAACATCTGTTTTTAACTTAATTTCTTTAGAATTAACTTGTTGTATTTTAGAACTAATCTCTCCAAAGACTTCATTAATTTTCTCTTTTAAAGTATTAAAATTTTGTAAATCTTTCTTATTTGAAAAACCCTTATTTAATTGTTTTTGATAATCTTTTAATAAAGGATTTAACTTACTGAAACTTTTTTCCAAATCATCAGAAATTCCTTTCGGTAAAGTTAATCCTTTTAAAGCTTTTTGTATCTGCCCGACTCCAGCTTCTACGCTACTAGCTTCCATTCGCGCTCTGACTAATACATCAACAGTTTCACCAGGCATATCTTACCTCCTATTCAATCAATAAAAAAAATGACGTTAATTAAAAATTAACGCCATTCATTGTCTTCATCAATATCATCATTCAAATAATATATCTCTAAGGCTTTTGATTGTTTCCGTTCACCTGTCGCTAGCGCCGTAGCTTTAAATCTTCCAACAACAGGTTGCGCGTTTTGTCCCAAAGTGAGTGTGAAGTCTGACGTAATTTTTAATTTTGGAATGTAAATAATTGCAGTATGAGTTTCTCCAGTTTCATCGTCTTTAATCCTGGTTCTACCTTCCAGACTTAAAAAACCATCAAAAATATCTTCACCAACAAAACTCACATCCGCGCCATTATCATAAGCATATTCATAATCTACTATAACTTCCTTATAAACTAAAGGAGTTTGAAGTATGTTTTGATCTATCAAAGATAAACCCGTCAGTTTCTCACCCGTTTCTCTATTATAAACAAAAATCCATGAATTTATAGGCACATGGGTTAATGTAACTTTTCCTTCACTATCTGTTTCTAGTTCATCACGTTGAGCTATACGCACTATTTGATTATCCTTTAAAGAAATAATACGCATATTATTCATTAAACTCAATTGGGTCTTTGAAAAAATTCCCTGTGTAAAAACTAGTTCAACTCCTTCAGTCCTATTCCAAATTGTTACTTTTCGATTTTGATAACCACCTTGCGCGGCAGCTTCTTTGTGAATATCTCGAAAGTTCGCAATTTGAATTTTGTCAAATGCCGCGATAACTTCACCCGCAGCAAACTCTTTTCCTTTTATCTCCATAGGATAAGTAGATTTTAACTGTACAAAGTACAGCTCTTGCATACCAAACTCTTTATCCATTTTATATACTCTCCGTATAAATAAAGCGGAGAGGCCAACCGCCTCCCCGCCATTAAAAACGTATTAAATTTAGGACGGAATAACTGTTGTCTGAGATTTACTACCCTCAGAAATAACAGATTTCGGATTATCCCACTCAGCGCGTTCACTCTCTTCATTGAAGTCATCAAGAACAGAAGCAACACCCTTATTCTTACCACTTGCACTACCAGAAGTACCACCAAGATTGTACTTAACCAGCTTAAGCATAGAACCAGATTCACTCTTTAAGCAATTAACTGTCATAGAGAATGTAGCCGGATCACCATCAGCTTCCATTGTTAAGCTAACATCTTCAGCAGATACCTTGCCCTTCGGAATGATGAACTGTAAGAACTCATCCTTACCAGAAGCAACATTTCTAGCATATGTATCACCAGTGATATAATAAGTATTAGAACTAAATTCGGCGCCAATATTAATTGTCATACCATCCTGAATAGCTGTTTGACCAGTAGTAGAAGGAGTAGTAACACAATCTAATAAATCAAAAGTAGCATACTCAATATCCTGATTAGTTCCACCCTTACCAGTTGTCCAATTTGGAGAAGCAATAGGTACAGGATCAGCAACACTAGTACCATCAGCTGTAGCATAGCTAAATGCGGTTACTAAAGTCTTCTTAATGTAATAATCCTGCTTATTTAATCTAAATGTTAAATAGTCAGTTGCATCAGTAGCAACACTAATATCAGCAGCTTTAATTGTCTTTAATACCTCTTGAGTACCATTAGCCTTAACCTGCATGTCTCCACCAAACATGATCTGAAGAGACTTAGCGCTGAATACTGCATCTTCAAGAGTTAAAGTGATTTCCTTGTTAGTATCCCAAGAAAGTAACTTTACATTACCCTTACCACCAGTAGCATCTACAGTTTCAGAACTCTGCTCTAATGTAGAAGTCTTTAAGGTATCAAGATAAAGTACCGGAGCGGAAGGCGCGCCCTTAGAGTCTAGCTCGTAGAACATAACGTCAGCGACTTCCTTAATAGCATATTTATCAAGAATAATTGCCATATTATATAGCCTCCTATATTTTTCTTTTATTCAATATTTTTTATCCAATATTTTGGTTTTACTTTTTTACTATCCGCGCCAGCGAGTAATGCTCTTATATCAACATCATATTCTTCATTCTGCTGATACATCGCAATTAACCAATGCACACACGCATAGCTTATCTCTCCTATATTAAGTGGATTTAAACCAATTCCCATACAACAAATTGCAGCAAGTAAAGTTCCAAAAGTCGGTGAATCTTTAGCTTTCTTTTTTTGAACTATCTTTTCAGATTCTTTAACTTTCATTTTCCAACGCTTAATGCGCGGATCTAAATTTTCATCTTCCGGTTCTGGAGGTTCGACTTTATCTTGCCCCATTACTAAACGTATTTGATTTTGAAAATCAAAAAAATTTTCTTCAGTTAATAATCTAGGATTTTCTAAATCCACATCAGGATCTAATTCATCTTCACTTTTGCCAATTAGTAATAACTCAATTTCAGGTACAATTGTTACTGGTTCACGAACAAATAAATTAAAAGCATCTATAATTTTATCCTTAACTTCTTCATCTTGATAATAATTCATTAACAAATATTGAAAAGGAGTCGGAACTTGAGTAACATTCTCGTCCTTTAAGTAAGCTTCATCTAATTCTTCCTGTGTCATAGTAAACAATGAACGATAAATATTAAAATCTTCATTATTAACTACATCATTTACTTTAGGGGGATAAATCTTACATACGTCTTTAAACTCTATCGGAAAGCCAAGAAAAACTTTATCATCAATCATAAGAAGTCAAAACGAAAGTCTGTTCATAAGAAGAAATTTCTTCAGTTAAAAAGTTCAAATCAAAATCTCCTCCAGTCAGCTTTCCCAATCCCTCAATTTTCTTATTATTCAGAGATTTCTGAATCTCCCCCATAATAGCAAAAGGTCTTAAATTAGTATCTTTAATAATCCATTGAGTCATAGGAACGAAAACTTCTAAACTTAAATAAACGTTTTTAAACTCGCTGTTGGCCGCCAGACCGCTCCCGCGCGCAATACGTAAAGCCACGACGGAATTAGCAGTTTCTTTTGGTCCAACGCGAGGTACAATTTTAATAAGTTTTTCAAACACTTCTGTTTGTATTTGTTCTTGAGTTAAATCCTCATGATTCAACGGATCTTTATCTGTATAATATAGTAATTTAAGTAAATTCTGATTAGCTAAAAGTCTTTTAATTATATACTGTGCATTTATACCTATGTCTGCGCAATTCCTTACATTCATTATTCAACACCTCCATTAATCCAGAAGAAGTCAAAACTTTCATCCTCTTCTGTTTGTTCTGGCGGCGGCGTCAAATCACGAATATATTGCGGGTCTACAGAAACAAATTCAACTCCTGGAGTTGACTGAGTATCATAGCCTGTTACAACATAAGCTTCTTTTAATCCACCTTCTCCAACTTCTAAATAATCATCTTTTCTTAAAAATTCATTTACTGGCATAATAAAGAAACTCAACTTCAAATTCTCAGTATAAAGAACTCTACTTCTACTACGAGACTTTAATTCATCTTTCAACATATTATCTTCTTGCCCGTAAAAGTAAGCCCAAGTTTCTCTTAATTCACCACTTCTATCTTTCCAAGAAAGCAAATGTGTCATTTTTAAAACAATATATCTATTATATCCACTTGCTTTCATATCTTCTAAATAATAGATAAGCCAAGGTCGCAGTTCATAATTTTTATCTGGAATAAAGAGTACGGTTCCATTCGGAATATCTAAATGAACATCAGTCAACAAATACTGCATTGTCTTTGTTTCATTCTGCCGCATCGGCGTCAATTCACCTTCTCGAACTTCTCCATCATAATCAAAATTCACATAATAAACTGATTTCATAAGTTGTCGTCTAAAATTCTCTTCTCTTTGGCCTTGCATGCGAGATTGAAAATCTATACCATATCTATTTAGTCTCTTCAAATAAACATTCTCATAGTACCCCATCTTCATCTTCCTCCGTCAATTTAGAAAGCAAAGACATACAATCAAAAATTGTACTTCTAAAATATTCATATCTCAAATATCTCAAAGAGGAAATTTTATGAACCAGAGTATAATAATTTATAGTCCTTTCTTCTGGGTCAAATCCATACAATTCAATCAAAATTGAATCTAAAAACTTTTCCCACTCCCTATCTTTCTCATATTCACAAAGTAGACCAAACAACTTATTCTTTAAACTATTGGCGTATCCTTCATCCATACCAGGAATATACTTCATCTTAATCTCCCGCCAATTGACTATAAGTAAATGGCTTCCCTTTACGAGAACGATAATAAATTCGTTCAAGTTTCAATGCTTTATATTCCTCTCTTTCAAGTAACTGTTTTAACTTATCTATTAAGTTAGCTTGAGAAAAGTCTCTTTCTACGTATAAAGGTTTAACATTTTCCCAAGTAAGAATAGTTCTATTTAACCATTCACATTTCATATAAGTTGCAAGAATTTGAATTTCTTCATTTGAAAAATCAGGGTCTACAAATTCATCTCCATCTATTTCCAAACTAACTCTTGGAAATTTAAAATAAGGAATCGCAGCATCTAAAAGAGAACGCCAATCTTCATATCTTTCTTCATCTGCCCAATTTAACCATTCATCTTCCAACATTTTGGAGAGAAAGGCATCATATATATCATAAACCGAAGCCATCTCTAACTCCTATTAATTTTCTACTTTTTCCTCGTCTACTTTATTAAGTTGAATTGTACTTATGATATCTGTACCAATCATTTTCTTAATAATTTCAGACTTATCAAAATTAGCAATTTCATTTTCTATTGCATAACGAGCAAGCTCTCTTACCTGTTCAAGAGGTAATTTCTGAATTTCTGTTTTAAACTCAGAAGTTGGCATAACAGTTAAATAACGTTTTCTTTGTGCATCAGTTAAAATAATAATATTAACAGGCTCATTAGTATCTTCTGGTTCTAAACCTAATTTTTGCTTAACTTCTAAATCATCAATTCCAAGAATACCTTCTGTAAACAAGGCTTCAACACCAGGATTATACATTGCTTCTTCTAACTGATCGAAAGGAATGACTTTAACTGCACCCTTCTTTTCCCAGACTCTACTAAGTCTCATTTCTGGAATATCAATATTTACTCTACTAGAAATCAAATTCTTAACCTTAACTTTCTCTTCCATCTTAACTACTCCTTTTTACTCCTAAATTTAAAAATAGGGAGGGGAATCCTCCCCTCCCCAAGTATCAATTAAATGTAAAATTGTTCTGCATAAGTCGGGGCGATTCCACTATTCTTATAAATACCCCAGTTGTGATATGTAAGAATTGCAGTACCCAGTTTTCTATAAGTATGAATTTCCATAGATTGATCTCTATTAACAAAGTCATACATTTGAGTATTTCCTTCAAGAACAACCTTAACGACTTTTTCACCACCAGTCGGTAATACATAAGCAAGCTGCGGGTCAATCCATGTTGTAGTATTATTTTCATCAACAAATGACTGTGGAATTTGAATAACCGGAGTTCCTCTAAATAAATTAATATAACCGGTATTGTGAATAGCATCAATATCTTGTGGATGATAAACGCCACCAGTAGCAGCAGCAACTGTAGCGCTTTGACCGGAACCATTAGAATAAGTTCCAACAGGAACAATAGCATCTGCACCCATCTCAGCAATAAATTCCGGCGGTGCAAAAATTACTGCGCCAGAACCATAAGCTCTAACTGTAGAGATAAGCTTCATCATTTCCTTAGCATTAAATGTAGCACCAGTTGCTCTGTTATTCTGCGGTACACCAGTTTTAGTAAATGCCGCACGAAGAGCCTTCTGAACTTGCTGATAAACAGCATCAGTCTGTGCTTCAGTTAAAAGACTAACTAATTCAGCCATATCTTCTGCACCATCTAACATTCTTTCGAAGTCAATTGTGCAAGCTCCACCGATTGCATACGCACCAACTTCAAACGAACCATTGTCCAGTCTGAAAGTTTCGTATACACCAGAAAGACCAACTTGTGTAAGGAACTTTCTTGCTCTAGTTCTACCAAGTTTAGTCTTAAATAAAGCCTTCTGACCTTGACCAACCTGTCTAACTTCAGCAAAAATACCAACAGCATCAATAACTTTCTGAGGAACTACCTCATCAGCAGCCTCAATAATAATTTCATAAATATCATATCTGTTCTTCATAAACTGATTAACAGAACCCGCTAATTCTCTTAAACCTTCAACGAGAGCTGCATCAACATTCTCTACAGAATAATTAGCAGGAGCAGTGCCCTTAGCCGCGTAAAGGGCTAATTCTTTCATTTCTTTAATAGTCATCTTATTACCCCCTTAATTACGCAGTTAATACTTGGAATTTTACACCAAGAGTTCCATCAGGCATAGTAGTTTTTTCAACAACCTTTAGTACTGGACCCTTTGCAGGAGCCGTAGTACCAAGAGTAATTGTACCATTAGCGCTTGCACCACCATACAGCGGAGTTGTACTAATCGCACCAAGAGCTGTTTTTACTGCGTCATCATCAGCAAATTGACCAGTGCTAGAACCCTTATCATAACTAATACAATTTGTAGTAAATAAATCACCAACAGCTAAATATCCAAGTCTTGGGAGGAAAGTACCTCTTTCAAGCTTGAAATCTTTTAAAGCATTGGCTCTTTCATCATACATGTGCTCAGTAGTATAATTCAGAGCAATTGGATAGGTATCATCAGAGCTATCAAAAAATTTAACTACTCTGTTAACTCTATCTACAGCTAGTAACATTCCATTTTCGGCCGGAACTGTAGCAAAATCAGTTTCATCAAGAGCACACTGTGCTTCAACACGACCATCTCTACGGAAGGCTACATTATTTAATTCTAATTGACCGTAACCGTCAATTACAAATCTTGTTAAAGCCATAATAAATCCTCCGTTTATTATTTCGTTTTATTCTTTTGTCTTTCTAAAATAGCTTCAATTCCAGTGAGACCAGGCTCATCCTTTGGAATGAAACCACCATCATTATTGGTAAAAATAGTAGACTTAGTCTGAACTAAAGCAAACGCCATTTCCTTATCTAGCTCTTCTTTAGTAAACTCATTGATCTTTTCTTTGAAATCAGCAATTGTATCTTCCTCTAACAGAGTAGTGTATTTTTCAATTACTGCTTCTTTTTCCTTTAATTCTATCGCAGCCTTAAATTCGTTTAAGCCTTCATTTTCAGAATTAAGAGCTTCAATCTTTTCTAAAGCAGCTGTATAATTCTCTTGCGTTTCCTGTAGATCAGATTCAAGTTTCTCTTTATCCTGTTGTAAAGTCGCAATTGTAGTATCGTTCTCTTCAATTTTGGAGTTAAAACTTTCTACTTCTTGCTGTAAACCAGTCACTACTTCATCAATCTTTTCATAAGTATTATTATTCATAACATGAAGAACTTCAAGCGCACGCTTTTCCTCTTCATTTACATCAACGATGTAGCACCCTTCCATCTTATCAATTGTAAGGGAATCTGTTTCATCATTCTTTGTATAATAAGCTCTTTCATAGTCACCAGATTCAAATTTGAAAACTACTGCATAAGCATCGTATACATCACAAACCGCATAGTCCATAACATAATCATTTTCTTCATTAAATCTAGGATTTAAAAGAGTCCAAATCATATTGTATTTCTGATTATCAGAAAGTTTAAAATTCATATGCTTTTCTCCTCCCAAGTTTTGCTTTTGAAATATATCGTTATTTTCTAAATCAGCCATTAAATTTTTAACAGAATCTACTAAAGTATAGAATGAAGCGCCTTCAAAACATGGTTCATAATCTTCTCCCAATGCTTGTAAACCCAAGAAGCGCCCCTCTGTGAAAACAAAGAATTTCTTCCCATTAATATACTGCCATTCTCCTTCAATAGAATCTACATATAATTCCATAGACTGAGATTTTCCAATTATATCAAAAGCTTCTTGTTTATAAAGTCCAGTGAAAAGAAAGACGTCGGTACAGGCATATTCCCTCTCAATCCCATCTGCATCAAGATGTTTTTCCCAAGCAAAATTAGGATTTTCTGGAACAATACCATAAATACGCCCTTCGTATCTTTCTCTGCCATGGTCTGTATAATCATCTTTTACATTATCAAATATTCCTTTTACAGGAGTATAAGGTAAAGTTTCAACCAATTTTGCAGCAAACTCTTCAGTTATAAAAGTACGATTTCGATTTGCGCCCTTATAAAAAATTCGACATCTTCCTTTAGATAAGACTTCATTATAATTAGCAATTTCACCATAAACAGAAAGAGAAAAAGTTGTTAATTTTTCTTTTTCTTTATCCATTAATTAGAACCTCCATTGTCTAATGATTTCTCATTAGCAATTGTTTTTGCACTTTTATCTTGTGCATCTTTTTGAGGACGTCCTACGTTTCCTGTTTCCGTATAAGACGTACTTAACGGCTGAAGCTTCTCTCGTAATTTTAAAACATCATTTTCCAAATCTTTTATACTACTTAATTCTCGTTGAGAAATATCCATAGCTAGCGCCGGTAGTAAGAAACTATAACCAGAATTTGCTAACTTCAAAGTTGTTTCTGCATAATCTTTTTGATTATAATATGAAATTGGTAAAATTTTATAAGTAAAAGTAACATTAGAGTTACCATACCGTTCATTTATAATTGAAGTAATAAAATTTTCAAGCTTCTGCGCCAATACCATCATTAAAGCCATATCATTAGTGATTGATGTGCTTAAAGATAAATTAGAATCAGTACCAAATAATTGGCTACTAGAACCAGCAGTAGCGTAAATATTAGCTAAAGCTTTATCTACTGAATTGAGCGCATTGTCATTAGAAGTCTTAGAAACAATAGCATCCACATCTGCATAGGTTGTTAAAACGCTAAGATTTTCATTTTTCTTAGTCATATCAACTGCGCCCTTATGCATTTCAAGAGCTTCTTCTGGTTCAAATAATAAACCGCCATCTGTTAAATGAGGAATATGTTGAACAAGAATTTTTCTAATTTCTTCTAAGTCACGTTCTTTATTAATATCTTTTGCATCATCATATTCTAATTCAGCTTCGATAATTTGTAAAAATATTGGTCTTTCGTCAATTAATGACATACAAATTCCAACACTTGAGGAAACATAACACCAAGGATTACTAACTCTTCTATTCTTATAACGTCTATACCAATTAGATATTTCTTTTGGATAGGCCGCCAATGCTCTTTTACGAAAATCTTTATCTGTTATCGTATCAAAATAAGTAACGTTAAATTCAATTATATCATTACCTTCTTTATCTTTAAAACGTGAGCGACAATAGAATATAGGTAAATCCAATATAGAAATAGACTTATTAGTTACCTCTTGAAGTACTCCATAATAACAGCCATCCCGCAATGCTTTAATAGCTATATGAGTAAATAACTTGGGAAGTTTTGCATTATCAATAAAACTAACAGCATTATAATACTTTTTAGAAATATACTGTTCGGAGAGATCTTTACCAAAACTTGGATTAGGAATTAGTAAACTTATATATTTCAATAAAGTAGCATAATGTAAAAGTAATCTTTGATAAAAACCGCCTTTGTTAAAATAATTTCGAGATAAAGCTATCTGAGCTTCAATAGAACCAGAAGTAATAATATTTTCTACTTCTTCTAAAGAATAATCCTTGACTCTTTCATATCTGCTTCTTCCCCAGCGTGATAAATTATAGGATGATTCATTCTTAGCAACCATGTCATTAATTGCTTTCGTAAAAGTTGCTAATGTTACTTTTTGTTCATCCATTATCTTCCTCCTGAGAAGAATACTAATTGTCGATTACCTGCGCGCCGACGATGACTTGTCTTATAGTATTCCTCTTCAAGTTCTTTGATTCTCCAAAGTCCATAAGAAAAACTAGAGTATTTATCTTTAGGAAAACGAGAATTAATTCTTTCGAGTACTATGTCCAAGCTGGCGCCAGTACGCTTAAGTCGAAGATTAGCCATTTCTTCAAATAATTTTGTTGTCATTTCGTGTGGCATTAAACGTATCACACGTTGTTCAACGGTCATTTTTTGACCTTTTTTAGTTGCAAGTAAAGCACTTTTAGCTTCTTGCTCTTTTATTAAAAAGCGGACAAGTCCACTAGTTAATCGAGAATAACAATTACCATGTATTTTAGAGTTTAAAGGTCCATTTGCTTTTATTCCATAAAGAATTTTAGGAGCATCTTTAGGTTGAATAGTTTTATAAGTGTCATCATTTATAAAACCATATGCTGGTAACAGATTTCCCATTTCATCATAATGAGGTTTAATCATTTCATCAGCAAGGCCTACACCTAAACCATTAGTATCAATTACAACTTCACGAGGATTATAAAGACTAATAATCTTTTTTAAATCCACAGCTTGAATTGTAAAAGGCTTAGTTTGTGGAGTTCTACCTAAAACAATTAAATTAACTAAAGTAGAATAAAATTTTCCTTTTAATATATTAACTCTAAATACACACACCGCAGTCTGGTCAGAAATTCTGCCCACGTCTACTGATATTAAGTAGAATTGTTCAGATCCTGATCTATTAATTGCGTGCATTTCTGGATTCTTTATTTTCCTATATTTTGAAAGTTTTTCATAGGAGAACCATGCATCTTCACTGGAACCCTGCCATAAACTTAAATATTCAGTAGCAAAAGATTCAGCATTATAGGAAGGACTCATTTTTAATTTATTGATATATTGTTTGTCAATAAGTCCATGCATGGCAGGCAGCCGCCAATCGCATCCAAACATAAAAGCATGTTGTGGATCGATTATCGCATTTTCAAAAGTGTCAATTAATCTTTCATATGAGAAAGAAGTTTTACTTCCCGCACTGGTAGTCGCAACAATCTGCTGATTAGGTTCTTTTGGATTTACAGTATTATTCGGCAAACGACGAGATACATTTACTAAAGGAATAACTACCGAGTTAATAGCTTCTTCATCACCATCACGTATCTCATCTATCATACCACCATGGCGGCGTCCGCCACGGGCGGCATCTCCAGCAAGTACGACATCGAGAACCGAGCCATTTCTAAATCTTAACTGTACATAGTCCTTTCCATAGTTTCCCGGATAATCTTTCAATTCATATCCTATTACTTCTTTTTTAAGAAGCGGCCAATGATCAAATATTTCATATAGCTTTTCTTTAGTAATTTGCGCCGCCTGTTGCTTAGTATTAGCACAAATAAATACCTTCCTCCCAGGGATAAATACACACTGTAAAAAGAAGGCTAAAATAGTAATAAAGGATTTAGAAAACGCACGGGGCGCCGTTATGAAGACATCTTTAAAACGCATTAGCGCCCGCAACGTCATCCTTTGGTAAAAAAACAATGAAAATTCTGAATCAGCAGGTCGTATTATATCTAAATAAATGTCTGGATAAGCAGTAAAATAATTAACCCACCTACCCAAATCATTTTTATTTCTTTCTAAATACTCGTTAGTAATAACCGCGCCTTTCTCTAATTCTATACCGTCGCGCTCTGCACGTTCAATGAAGTCGGTATTATTATTAACTAACTCTTGCTTATGAGATAGAATAATTTTTCTCTTTTTCTCTTGCAATTAATCACCTCCTTCGAGGTCAACTGCAAACTCCTCATCTTTAAATAATTTTTCAAAGCCTTCATTTTCATACTCATCATAATCATCCACATCGGGATTTACATCATAATAAGTTTCTAGCTCGGCCGCAGTCTTCAGAGATTGTATACGTTGATTGATTTCATCACCAATACCACTTTCATTCGTATATAAGCGTTGATTCCAACTTTGTATATTCTTTATAGTCTCATCAACCACATCTCTGGTTTCTCCATCATAGAACTGATTAACAAACCCCTTCTTTTCAAGCCAGCGACAAAGTTCACCCATTGATTCAAAATCACTAGCATTTTTTACATTCTTTGGAGTAAATTCGCCAGTTTTAACCAATTTATCATATGAAGCTAAAAGTTTATCGAAATCAGCGCCTTCGCGGATTCGACAATCAATTTCATAAGAAATTTTACAAATCTTTAAGGCTTGGTCACCTTGAAGTGCGCCGTTGATATTCTGAGTTAATAAAAGCCCATCATATAAGTTTTCTAGATAGTTTAAAGCCTCATCATCATAGTTCATACCCCATTTTTCTTGAAGCTGGTGACGACGTTCTTCAGCTATACCCGGTACAGCTACTTCGTCGAGGGCGCCAGAGGCTTCCAGCTCCTTATAAGCTTCTTGATATGACTTCCAATCAATTCCATCATAGTCATCTCCAAAGTATATTAAGTTATAGGCTTTTAATAGCTCGGGCGCAGAATGAGTAGATCGTAGCTCTTCAAATTTAGGAGCCTCGAAAGGAATATCAAGATATTGACAAATCTTATCCATCACATTCCAATCATATTCAGTCCTCTCCAATCTATCTCCAAGACAATCAACGCATACATCTACATATCCACTCGGATACATAAATGACTTGGTTCTTAAAAAAGAAAAAGAATCCTTCATCTGACCGCAGCATACACACTTCTTCGATTCAAAATCTATATCAAAATGTGGATTTACAGCCATTTTATTCCTCCTTTTCTTCTTTAGTAGCTGCGTAAACCAATTTAGCTAAGTTCCGGCGCCGAGTGCGATTCATATCATTAATCACATCGCACATCTCACTCCATAGCTCATAAAAAGTTTTTGGTTCAGCATCTTTACCTTTTTCTTCGTCTTTAAAAATTTTTATATCTAAAATCTTGCAAATCCCAAGAAACTGCACATGGTCTAATTTAATAATTTCTTCCAGAAGTCTTTCTGGTTTACTTCTTCCTTTCTTCATCTAATTCCCCTTCTTTTTCCTTCTCATTTCGTGCTCGCATCTCTTACATCTATTTTGAAAGCCATCTTTGCTTCTAGCTTTTTTAACCCAATTTCTGCTATCTAATAATAAAATTCTGCCGCAATCACAGCATGCTTTAAAGTTCTCTTCAAAGAAACAATTTTCAATTGTATCTTGATGAAGTTTTACTGCTTCATTAATTCTACTAATAATTTTTTGTTTAAAAATAGTGCTAATATAATTAGCAGTATAGCTTTTTCCATACTTTTCATTAATATACGCGGCTATATCTGTATTTTTCTTTTTTTGTTCTTTCAGCCGCAGTATCTCACGTTGTATATCTGTTAAGTCAGCAATTGATTCATAAAACTTTAAAGTATCAATCAATCCTTTCAAATTGTTCTCAACCAAATGATCATAATCAATTTTTTCAACTCTATCATTTAAGTCTTCTTTAAATAAGTAAAGTTGATAAACCATCTCTAAATTTCTAAAGTCAAAAATTCTTTCATTTTGATTTTTCTTTTTCTTCCAAATTAAATCACTAATCATACGTAGCTGTTTTTCGGTTAGGGCGCCGGGGTCAAAGTTCGTATCAAAAATTAAGTATCCAACCTGTCCTTCTTTAATTCCCAACGGCAAAACTTCTACATCATAATCAAAAACAAAAGTCTTCTCTTTTGGACTATAAATAGATTGAGTGATATTAAAAGTTGATCTATAAGAGTCTCTAATTGTAAACTGTTCAACTCTTAACTCTTTTAACTTATGTCTCAACTTCAAATACTTATATTGATTGAGTTTTTTGCTGCGCGCACGTATGAGTTCAACCTCTTCATTTGTAAAGCGTTTTACAAGTTCATCCCTTGGTGGATTTTTTCTTTTTCCAGTTCTTTCTTCGTAGAAATTAATCTCCAATTCCGTTTCATCTATATCTCTCCACAAATCTTCAAAAATCCGTAAAATAAACGAGGGAGCCTGTTTTCTCGCTTCATTTCTATTAAAAACGTCTCTATTTTTCTTATAAACAACTGCATCATTCAACGAACAAAGTTGACTATTTGCTAAAGCTGGGTTTTCTAAAACTGCGTCAAGCGATTCTGCTTCTTTTGGTTTACTCCATCTCGTTTCTAATCCCGTTCCGGCGCCAATGGCAATTCCATTTTCATCCTTACCCCATAACAAATATTCTTCAATAGTCGTAATTTCTTTCTCCGTTAAGTTATCAAATTGTTTTATATATGTATTAATAAAGTCGACTCGTTCTTTTGCCGACTCTAAAGTAAAATCAAGCTTCAGCCTATTCATCACGTGTCCTCCTATATATAAGTATAGCACAGGATGCTGAAGAAGTCAAATTTTGGCGCGGCCGCAGAGTACGTAAACAAAAATTTGACGTAAACGTAAAAAACTGTTATAATTATTTTAGAAGAAAAGAAAAGGAGTTAAGTAAATGGGAATTTATATTGATAGTATAACAATGCCAGATTCATGTGATAGTTGTTTTTTAAATTATGATGATTTATATTGTTTAATAACTGAAGAAAAAGTAGTTTTTCAAAAAAGAAGAAAGAACTGTCCATTAAAAGAAATTAAAACGGAACAATGGATTGAAGAATATGACGGCGATGGATGGAATAATTGGATTAATCTTAAATGTCCTATATGTGGAAAAGTACAACATAAAGTGCTGTATATATATAATTATTGTCCTAATTGCGGTACAAAAATGAGGTAAAAAATGACAAGAGAAGAAAAAGCAGCAAAAGCAGCAAAAATGCTTATGTTATTTAATATAAATGACTATGGCGAAGGTGAGCTAAATACGTGGTATAGTGGAATAGAAAAAGATATGCAAGAAGCATTGCATATAGCAATCAAAGTATTGCAAGAGCAAAGTGCATATTGTAAAGAATGTCAAGAGGCTACGAATGATATGCTGCATAAAATGCAGGAAAAAATTAGAGAATTAAAAGATAAGAAATCAGTTCCTTTTAGTAAACAAGATGCAATAGAAATTATTAAAAACAGAATCGAAAAGAGCGAGGTTGGTGAATCAGTAGACCATGATCAAGTAATTGCTGACATTATATCATTTCCATCTGCACAGCCATTTGTATTAACTTGTGACGGATGTAGACATGTTGGAACATATGATACTGATTTTCCATGTTCAGGATGTATTAGAAGGGAGAAAGATTACTATGAGCAAGAGCGATGATACTATTAATAGACGAGACGTAATAAACGCAATTCTGGCGCTTCCACCTGCAGAGTCGAAGACTAAATGCATTGTACAAATTAAAATAGACCGAGACGATATGGAAGATTTGGTCAATGAAATGGCAAAGGAAATAGCAGATCCGAAGACAGATGATGAAAATGAATTGAAATTCTACTATGTGGAGTCATTAGACGATTACTGGGTAGGTCGAAGGCTTGACAATTTCTATTATGCGAACTGGCACGAAGGTTTAGGTTTCGTGTGGTCGCACTCAAGATACCTTCCGTGGGGAGAACATATTGTAGATGAAAACACGCTATGGAAAGAACATACATATCCGTCAGAGCCGATTGAAATCTCATTTACAGAGTGGATAGTCGGATTCGCGCAGAAGTATTTCGCACGGCCGAAAACAGGAAAATGGACGGAAAAGTCAACGGGTGGTGAGATGTTTAGCAGTTGTTCTGTATGCGGATATGTCGAATGGGATGCGCCGAAACATTTCTGTCCCAACTGCGGAGCAGATATGAGAGGTGAGGAAGAATGACAAAGAAAGAGATAGCGAAACTCATATATGAAGAACTATATTATATGTACTGCACCAATTGTAGATATGCATCAGAAATCGGTGAGGATGACCTAAGTCATGGATGCGATGATTGCCACAGGAAGTATAACGGATGGGGTATATCAATGGCTGAAGCAGAGCGAATCGCAGAAATGATAAGCGGTGATATAGAATGACAAAAGAAGAAGCATTGGTAAAAGTAAAAGGATATTTAACTGATTATCTTCCATGGGATAGCGTGGATGAAATTGATGAAATAATTAAGGCGTTAGAGCCGAATATAGGGCAGTGGATGCCAAATCATATTCCGGGGTCAATGTTATATAAGTGTGACCAATGCGGATATGACCGTGGAGCATATTCTTTTAAATATTGCCCAAACTGCGGAGCGAAGATGAAAGGATGGTGAAGTATGAATATACAAAAACTAATTAAGCAGTTAGAAGATATGATACTTATATACGGAGACCGAATAATCCTCACAATAACCGATGGAGAAAACGAATATCGCATCAAAAATATAAACGGAAAACAATGTGCTAAATATTTTGAACCTAAAGATAATGTAGCAGAAGTTATTATTAATATATACAGGAAGTAAGGAATAATGAGATTAATAGATGCAGATTCTCTTGAATCAAGCGGGCGCTTCGAACCAATGAAAAATGGTGATTGGGAATACGTCGAAGTGGTCTACAAAGATGACATCGATAGCGCCCCTACCATAGATGCTGTAGAGGTAATTAGATGTAAAGATTGTAAGTATCTGCGTATAGACAGCGATTTTATGAAAGGAAGATATTGTGCGATAAGGAACGTAAATGGCGGCGGGTTCTGTAAAGATGAAGATTATTGCTCCTACGGCGTGCGTAGAAAGGACGGTGAAGTATGATAATTCAAATTGGAACTGAAGTAGATGAGTCAAAAATACTTTGGAAGCATAAAGAAGAAGATGACTGGCGCCGCGCAGACATAGATGAATTAATAGAAGTTTATGAAAGTATCGTCAAATGTAAAAATTGTGAATTCTTTGAAAGAACTACATCTATACAAGGTATTTGTAAAGCCCATCATTCATTCGTAGATATGGAAGGGTATTGTTACGCGGGCGTATATAAAAAGGATAATAAAAATGATTAAATGCACAACGATAGGGGTCGAACCAAGTCCTATGTGCTATGAAATATGCATATTAGCTTATAAGTGTGAAGCATTAAAAGCGTGGGAGCGAGAAAACACAAACATGAGAGCTTTATATAGAAGATTACCGAAGGGCAGGTGTTATGGATGCGACCATCCAGCATGGTGTCCTTCGAAAAAAGTCAACGCAAAAAGAAAATGTATACAATGTAGAAAAAGAGCCACGAAAAGGCGGGCTTCTTATATCAATGAATAACTTAAATGGAGGAAAATAAATGACACGGAAAGAAAGGCTTGAAGCTGTAATTCATGGAGAAATTAGTGAAGAGTTAATTGAAGAATGTAAAAAGGAATTGAAAAAGTTAAATGCTCAGGCGGCGGCGACGTTGGCGAGATCGAAGGAAACTGAACTCTATAAGGAGAATAGGGCCTACGGAGATCGAATTTGTGAACTCCTACAAAGTAATCCCGGTCAGCCGTTTACGATTGCCGATATAATGGTCGAGGTGGCGCCGGAGCTTACGAGACAGCGTTTTACGGCGATTTGTACAAGTTTGGTGCGCGAAGGGCGTATACGGGCGACTGAAGTTAAAATTAAGGGGAAAGGAATTCGAAGAGCATATTACGTTTAAGGATTGAAGAGAGCCGAAGGTTGAGGCTCTCTTTTTTATTTGAATCTTTTTGTAAATGAAATTTTGATTTCGTGGAGATTATTTTCCACGCTCAGGAGCTGAATTGTCAGACAATTCGCGCAATTCCGAAAACTACGCCCCGCCTTTGAATTGTCAGAAAATTCTGTCTTCGGCGAGAAAAATCTTTTGCCCTTTGTTAAATTTTTCACGAAAAATTTCGTTGTCAGAATTGGAGGGTGGTAAAAAATACCATGGGAGATTTTCCCAAAAGTTAGAGGGATTTAACTCAAGGGCTTCCATTTATTTACAGGTACGTCTTCCCGAAAACAGGAGCATGTTTGTTAATTTTTTAACGGAGCATCGGAGCATCGGGAGCATAATTGTTAATTATTTAACAGACTACCGTGCTCCCGCCGTATTCGCCGATATAAGCGACTTTTCTATCGTTAATGGTATAAATACTCAATGTAGGCATCAAAGTCGCGGAAATCAAAGAATAAAGGCTCACGGCATAAAAAAAACAAGGCTTACTCAGCCTTGTTTGCAATCATTCTTTCATAGAATGTATTTACTTGTGGTTCGGTGGTCAATGTGGCATTCCACAGTTTTAATTGGATTTCTTCTCCATTCAGGTTCACATCTCCGCAGTCTGTGCATTTTTCGTTTCTTACTGTATTCAGTTTTGCTCCAGTAGCCTTTGCAAAAGTAGGTTCGAAGAAGTCACCGCGATTGCCTTTGAAACCATTTTCCTTTGCTTCTTTGAACTGCCGTTCGAATTCTTCTACTGTGCAAAGTGTAATAATCTCACGTGCATACTCTTTGATAATCTCAAATGCTTTATTAGAATTCCACATCCGCACACCGTATACGCCACCGTGCGACTTTGAGTTACGTTCGCATACTGTTATAAAGGGAATTACATCATCGGCATTTTCAACTATTGCCGCCTTAACCATGCCATTGTCACGGATAGCGAATCCATAGGTGTGAGTTGCTTCTACTGCAAACAGTTTTTCAAGGATAGCCATTTTGATTTCATTATTCATTGTAGTTCTGTTAGTAGTCATTGTTTCGTCTCCTTTACAATTCAAATGTGTTATCTGATACTATAGATTATATGCTATATTGCCGGATACGTCAATACATAAATTGCAATTCATATATCTTTTTCAATCACTCTTAAATATATCTCTTGGCATGATACTTGCAAGGGACTTTATTACACTAAAGGATTAACGTAATAAAGTGTACGTCTGTGGTCCACTTTACCACACTAAAGTTCAGAAGTTTAACGCATTAAAGTCTACCAATACAGTAGACTTTAGTCTACTAAAGTTTAGAAGTTTAACGTACTAAAGTATACCATATTGGTATACTTTAGTACGTTAAAGGGATAAAGGACTAACGCATTAACGCGTTACCACTTTATCAGACTAAAGGATTGTACTTACATTGTATTGTGTATACAGTATACAGTACACTCGAGTTAGTTCCGTCTAACTAACAATTATCAGACTATTCTGACGTGTATACAGTATACAGTATACAGTATCCGTGTATACAGTATACAAACATATGTTTATGGTCTGTTCGCGAACATATGTTCTGTTCGTGCATAGATATGCATTCGTATGCATGAATATACATACCGAAACGCGAACATTTGTTTACTATTCCGAGAAAACTAATTATCGGAATAGTTGAAAACGTTGAAATTCCAACGTTTTCTCCGCTTCACACCCTTGAACTATTCCGCATAAACTAATTATCGGAATAGTAAACGGATGTTCGCGGGTGCGAACAAGTGTATATTTATGCACGAACATACGTTCTTTTCAGAATTGTCAGACTATTCAGTCGTGTATACAGTATGCGGTATACAGTATACAGTATACTGCACGCAGGGCGACCGCCGGACCGAGTTAGTTCAATCTAACTAACTAACTGAGTCGGATTCGGTTCGATTCATTTATGAATCGAACCGATTTCGGTTCAATTCCGCCCGGGCGTGCATGAAAATTTATTTTTATGTATAATCGGTAAAATCCATGAATATTCATTGTTTTTTAAGAACATACATAAAAACGTTGAAATTTCAACGTTTTCGGGTTTGATTTTATGCATAAACATGTATATTATGCACTGTTTTTTGCATATGCACTTTGTATACAATGTATAATGCATGAATATTCATGTATAAAGTTCTAAAAACGTTGAAATTTCAACGGTCAATGTATATCTATGCAATTTGACGAATATTTGTATTTGTAGTAAACTGTCTATGACAGGGGGAGATTGGTAGGAATTGGAAAGGAGCATATTATGTCAACCAACGTCGCACTCAAAGCAAAAATGGTAGGATTTTACAATCGTCATAGCTACACCCACAACTACATTTTCGGATTCAGAGCTGCTGGAAATATCTGGTTCGTCCTCGTGACAGCTGAGATTCTGCCGGAGCTGCTGAAGCTGGACAAGGCGAGCCGTGGAGCTGGGTACGCACTTCGGTTCAAGCCGAACAAAGGTCAGAAAGCTCTGCTGATGAGCATGGGAGCAAAGGTTCTCTGCTCCGAAAAGTTCTTCGATGAGCTGGCAAGCGAAAGCAAGTACAACAAAGGCGAGATTTTCGAAAAGCTGATGACCGAGCTGAACGGACAGGAATGGGAAAAGGACAATGTACCGTTCACCGAAGACGGCGACCTGACAGTAAATGGAATCGCTTATCAGATTAAGTTTGAAAAAGCAAGCTTCATCAACGAAAAACAGATGATGAAGATGATGGCGGAGGAGGCATAAGCCTCCTTCGGATGAACCGGAGAAAAAAAGTTGTTGACAAGCTGGCGAAGCTGTGATATAATAAAGACAAGATAAGGAAAGAAGAGGTAAATACAATGACAATTAGAGAACTGATTGAAGAACTGAATGCAATGGTAGCTAATGGAGAAGTTGACGAAAATGCAAGAGTAAGAAACGCAGAAGACGATGATATTTATTCAGTAGTAGAAAGTAGACAGAATGAAAATGAAGTAGTAATTTACTTTTAAAATAAGCCGAAAGGCTTATTTTTTTTTCGCCCGGGGCGCCATGGACGAACACACGTTCTTTCTGCCCGGGCGCCCGCCAATTTTCAGAATATTTAGAATTAAAAAACATTTTCCGAATCGGTAAAAATAGTTGACAAATCGAGAAATTTTTGATATACTCTATATAGAGAAAAGGAAAGAGAGGAAAACAAAATGACCAAGGCAATCTACTTCGATATGGACGGAACAATCGCAAACTTCTACGGTGTTAATGGATGGCTCGACTATCTGAAAGCTGAAGACGCTACACCGTATGCACAGGCAGCTCCGCTCCTGCGTCTGTCGGCACTCGCAAAGGTTCTCAACAATCTTCAGAGAAAAGGATATACAATCGGAATCGTAAGTTGGTTGGCAAAGAATTCCACCGCCGAATTCGATGAAAAGGTCACAACAACAAAAATTCAGTGGCTCAAAGCACATCTGAAAAGCGTTCACTTCGATGAAATCCACATTGTAAAATATGGTACACCGAAAGAAGAAGTAGTAAACTTCCCCAACGGTATTCTGTTCGATGATGAAACACCGAATAGAAATAATTGGAAGGGTGAAGCCTTTGATGAAAGTCAGATTATGGAAGTTTTGAAAGGTATTAACTAAAAACGAAATGACATTTGTTTCCTCCTTACATATAAAGAGAACGGACAACGAAAGGTTGTTCGTTCTCGCCTTATTAAGAGAACATATGTTCGTAGCGCCCGGGCCGCCTTGTGAATTAATTAACGAAGTATTTTTATAAAAAGGGGTTGACAGTGTAGGTGATATGTGGTATATTATAATCACAGAGAGAGAAAGGAGAAAAGATATGGCACAGTTTGACAAGAAAATCGTAATGACAATCACACAGGATGATAGGGCGTGGCTCGCTTTCGGCGAATACGTACTCAAAGAAATTGCAACGGCAATGGACGCCGATGATGCGGAATGTTTGGAAAACATTTACACAGGCGAAATTATTGAAAGAGAAGACATCAAGAAAGCAATTTGGACTATCAAGGGTTTTCTTGATGCACAGGAATCTTGGGGGTGGCAGTTAGTATGAAAAAGATTTTATGTACGCCGTTAATCGCTTTTGGTGTTTGGTTCACCGCTTCATACATCGAAATTCTTTCAAAGAATTTAGAGGGTTGTCCGTTATCGTTTTGGAATATTTTCACAGTGTTGATGTAATTCCCAAAATTCTTGGAAAATTGTCCCATTAGTCATAATGGGACCTTTATTTTTCTGCAAATTTTCAGAAAATTCTGACGCACAGTGCGCCCGGGCGATCGCCCACTCCCATAATTTCCCATAATTCGGATCGACCGGGCGCCGAAAATTTTCAGAATTTTCTGAAAGTTCCCAAAATTCAGAATTATTTTTCTATAATTTTTTCATAAAAAGGGTTGACTTTTTTAGAAAATTCCTTTATAATATAATTGTCAAGGGGAAAGAAAGAAAAACTATTCCGAGAATGTTGAGCGTGAGCGGAAAAAAGATGCGTCTTTCTCAACAAAAAAGAAATTTTCCCCTTGACAAAATCCCGAAAATATGTTATCATAAAGATACAGAAAAGGGAAATAGAAAAACTTCTCCCAAAATAAAAAGTTTTTCAAAAAAAGTTAAAAAAGGTCTTGACAGATTTCCGAAAATCTGATATAATAAAGACACAAAAGGAAAAAGGAAGACAGGAACTTCCTAAAACTAATGAAAAAGGGTTGCGACCAACGCAAGAAAGAAGGTACAAAATGACTAAGAGAGAAATGATGGAAATGGTTATCGCAGGCAACATCACTGACGAAGTTATCAAGTTCGCAGAATCCGAAATCGTAAAGATGGACGCAAAGAACGAAAAGCGTAGAGCAACGGTGTCCAAGAAGGCACAGGAAAACGAGCCTATCAAGGTTGCCATTGCAGACTTCCTCAAGGATTGTGACGAGCCTATCACGGCAAGTGCAATCGGCGCAGAGGTCGGAATCTCTGTTCAGAAGGCTTCCGCACTCTGTCGGCAGATGGTAGAAGGTGGTACACTGACTGCCGTTGAGGTTAAGGTTAAGGGCAAGGGCAAACAGAAGGGATATAGCGTCTGTTAGTTTTTGGAAAATAAAGGAAGGGCAAATCGCCCTTCTTTTTTTTGGAAATTAATTGTCAGAATATTCAGACAGGCGCCCGGGCGCAACTAATTTTCAGAAAATTATGAATATGAAAAAGGGGTTGACTTTTATGGGAAAGTGTGTTATCATATAATTACAGAAAGAGAGGAAAAAGAAATGACTAAAAAGGAAATCGTAAACGAATTAGAGAAATATACAACACTGATTCCGAATAGACAGGCTTTTGAGAAGATGCAGAAAGTTCATCTCGAAAATCTTTTAAAAGATTTTCAAAAAAAGGTTGACAACATCGCATAAATGCGTTATAATAGTATCAGAAAGAAACAAGGAAGGAAACAAAGAGAATGACTAAATTTCAGATGGTATGGAAAGAATTGAATTACTTGGTATTGATTACTCTGATTACTGCACAGTGTGTAGTAAAGGCAGATTTCTTGATTGGACAGTTCGTTTATCTGTTCGCCAACATTCTTTCCTTTACAAGATGTTTTGTTCTTCAACGTCCCGTTGCAGACAAAATCAAAGACGGTTGCATGTTAGGAATTACCGTTGGATTAGTTGCAATGACGATGTTGGAACAATTTGAAATCCATATTATGTAATTAACTAACTTCCTCCTTTCCTTATACGAAGCGGTTTACATAAAGTGAACCGCTTCACTTATTTGCGAACATACGTTCGTGGCGCCCGGGCCACTAAAATTATCTGAAAATTAAAACTTTTAATTTGGGGGTTGACAAAATAAAAGATGTTTGCTATAATATAGACAAGATAAAGGAAAGGAAAGGTGAATACAATGACAAAAGAAGAATTAAAAAGAATATTAGAAACTATTAAGGCTAATATAGTATATGTAGACAATAATTCTATAGAAATAGACAGTATGTCAAGTTACGGTGGTATTAGTTTTAATTTTGATAATGAGGGAAATTTAATAGATATCTCTTCTTATGAATAGGCCTTCGGGTCTATTTTTTTTCGACTTGTTTTGCCCGGGCCGCCGACAAATACAATTTTAATACAATTTAATAGTTGACAAATTGAAATACTTCTGTTATAATATAGACAAGATAAAGGAAAGGAGAAACAACAATGAATATTTATGAACACATCGACTACACACTTCTGAAAGCAACCGCAACGAATAATGATATTTGGAATCTGTGCGAAAAGGCAGTAGAAAAGGGTTGTGCCTCTGTCTGTATTCCTTCTCACTATGTAGACTTCGTTTATAACTTCTTCCCAACACTTAAAATTTGCACAGTTGTGGGTTTTCCTCTTGGAAATTGTAACACAATGACAAAGGTTAAAGAAGCCGAATCCGCCGTTTTCGATGGGGCAAATGAGATTGATATGGTTATCAATATTGGAGACATGAAAAACGGTAACTATCATCTTATTAAAAAAGAAATCGAGACTATTTACGACAGAATTAATAAAATGAATGATAGAGTAATTCTGAAAGTAATAATTGAAACTTGTTATCTTACTGATGAAGAAATCGCAATCGCCACAAAGATTGTAGACAATACTCCCGCAGACTATGTAAAGACTTCCACAGGGTTTGGAACTCGCGGTGCATCATTCAAAGACATCGAAATTATGAAAGCAAACATTCATAATGATACGAAAATTAAGGCAAGTGGCGGTATTCGTACTCGTGAAGAAATGGAAAAATATATTGAAATGGGTTGTGATAGAATTGGAGCAAGTTGCCTTCCTGAATAGATAAAAATGATGCCTTTTGGCATCATTTTCGCCCGGGCCGAAGCCAATTTTCAGAATATTTAAACATTTAAAAAAGGGTTGACAAAGTAGAAGTGATATGTTATCATATAATTGCAAGGGAGGTAAATAAGATGGCACTTGACAAGGCGATTGAACATAGAAAAGAGAAAAGAAAAAAGTATTATGGTTCAAAGGCAATCGATCATACTTGCAGAAATCATGGCACTTGTACGTATTGCACAAACAATAGACTTTATAAAAATAAGAAAAGATTATTAATAGCACTTGACAAACTTGCAGAAATGTGATAATATATAATCACAAAAAGAAAAGGAGATAAAAAGATGAAAATTAAATTTAAAGATTATAAAGAATTTGATGGTTGTCCCAAGTGTGGCGGATATGACTACGAATCTACTATAGAAGATTTTGATTTCTTTACGCATAAAGGCAATGAATACGTTGCTATGCATCATGTAGTCAATTGTGATTGCGGTTATCAATATACTTTCGATGAAATTTATAAATATTACTGTGACGCAATGAGAAAATAATAAAAAAACACTTGACAAACCACATCGAATATGATAATATATAATCACAGAGAGGGGGAAATCCAAGTGAAAATGAAAAAAGTAAAAAGATTATATTGTGTAATTAACACAAATGGAGATATAGTTGGGCGTTTCATCAACAAAAATCGCGCTATTAATTATATGATTGATTATTGGTTTGATAGTTGTGATGATAAGGCCACAATAAAAGAGATGACAGCAGAAGAATATTTGATATATACGAGAAAACTTATTGACAAATGATACCAAATATGATAATATATAATCACAGAAAGGAGATAACTCAAATGAAAGTTCATACCGAAGCGCCGATGGCAAGGCGCGATGACAGAAATGTAAGCCGAATAGTGAGTGGTACCAACTCACCGCGCCATAGCCTTCCACCGCGGGCGCGACAGCAATTAGGCGCAACGTTCTGAAAGTGGATAGGAACGAGGGCGAGACGGACGCGTCTTGCCCTATTTTTTTACTCCACAAAAGAACATACGTTTGCTCGGCCCGGGCGCCGCTTCACCGCACTAAAGCGTAAAAGAAATCATGTATACAAAATACATAGCAAAAAGTTGTTGACAAATAGGGTCATAAGTGATAATATATATACAACAAGGGAGATAGTAAAGATGATGCTCCCCAAGCCGTAACATAAAACGGTGGTGACGGTAAACCACCAAAAAAATTAAAAAAGTTCTAAAAAAAAGTCTTGACAAGTCAAAGAAAAGGTGATATAATAAAGTCAAGATAAAGGAAAGGGATGACAACCACCTAAAGGGTCAGAAAGGAAACCAAAATGATGACTAAGAGAGAATTTCTGAACGCAGTAATCGCAAACGTTGATGTAATCGAAATCGCAGACTTCGCAAAGGCGGAAATCGAGAAGATGGACGCAAGAAATGCAAAGCGTTCCCACACTCCGTCAAAGACAGCGATTGCCAATGAGCCGATTAAGGCAAAGATTGTCGAGTTCCTCGGCGGTAAGAATGAGCCGATTGTGGCAAGTGTAATCGCAGGAGAGTTGGAAATCTCCACGCAGAAAGCAAGTGCTCTTTGCAGACAGTTGGTCACAGATGGTCAGCTTTCCGCAGTAGAAGTTAAGGTAAAGGGTAAGGGTAAGCAGAAAGGTTACTCTGTAGCATAGAAGAAAAGGGGGGAGCACTTGCTCCTCTTTTTTTTCGCCGTAAATTTTCAGAATATTCCGACGGTGGCCCGGGCGCCCGCTTCATGTATACAATATACATCCTAAAAAGTTCTTGACTTTTTCTTGACTTTCGTTTATAATATAATTGTCAAGAAGAAAGGAGAGAAAAAACAAAATAAAAAAGTTGAAAAAAGGTCTTGACAAACAAGATAAAATGTGATAGAATAAAATCACAGAAAGGAGAGAAAAAATGACAGTAAGAGAACTTATTAACGAACTTTTAGATAGTTATGATATGAATATGAATGTATTTGTCTATGACAAACTTGAAGAAAATTATATTCCAATTAAAACAGTTGAAATTGCTAATAGTGTTTATTTACAGACAGAAGATTAAAAGGAGAAAATAAAATGGCAAAATGTAAAAATTGTAATTCAGAAGACTATGAAATAATCTATATAGAAAAATATGATTATTACGGAGACTATATTAGAGTTTTAGCAAAAGCACGTTGTTGCGAGTGCGGAAAAGAATTTTGGATCAGAGAATATTTTAATTTGGATGACAGCAAAAATGTATAGGGTAAAATATGACGAACATATGTTCGTCTTTTGCCGGGCCGCCTTGTGAAAAAAATAACTAATAAAAAATTTTGAAAAAGGTATTGACAAACTCAATAAAGTATGGTAATATATAATCACAGAGAGGGGAGACAGGAACTCCCAAGTAGTTAAAAAGGGTCGTGACCTTCACGAGAAAGTAGGTACGAAATGACTAAGAGAGAAATGTTCGAAGCAATCATCAACGGTAACGTAAACGCAGAAGTCATCGAAATGGCAAAGAGCGAAATCATCAAGATGGATGAGAAGAACGCAAAGCGGAAGAACTCCCCTTCCAAGACCGCAATCGCTAACGAGCCGATTAAGGCGAAGATTAAGGAAGTTCTCACTCACGAACCGCAGAGCGCAGGAGAGGTTGCCGAAAAGGTTGAAATCTCGGTGCAGAAAGCAAGTGCGTTGCTTCGTCAGATTGATGGACTCGTAGTAAGTGAAATCAAGGTCAAGGGTAAGGGTAAGGTCAAGGGTTACGCACTCGCTTGACGATAGAAAAGAACGGACAAAACGTCCGTTCTTTTTTTTAGACTCGATCACGAACATACGTTCGCGGCCCGGGCGCCGAAGACGTAAATTTTCAGAATATTCTTTTTTTAATTTAAGGGTTGACAAAAGTCGATCCATTTGCTATAATATAGATAAGATAAAGAAGGGAGAAAAGAAAATGAGTAAAATTTACTTTGTATCAGGCAGTTTTATCATTAGTGGGTATGTTGACGCTGATTCTTATGAAGAAGCCGCAGAAAAGTTTATTTCTTTAACCGATGGAGATGTAGATGGAGAAGTTTGTGTTACAGATACAGAAACTGGTAAAGATAAAATGTGCTAAAAGACTTGACAAACGACATCAAATGTGATAACATATAATCACAGAAGGGAGATAGAAAAATGATACAGCACATCGAATTTACAATTAAGTTTGACTTAACTTGTGATGGAGAAAAAGAAGATTTTGAAATAGTCACAGATTCCAGCAATAAAGAATCGGTAATGAATTACATTTTAGACAATCCCGAAAAGTTGATAGACAATTTAGTGATTGATAAAGTATGGTATGAAGAAGAAAAATAATAAAAAAGAGTTGACAAGTCAACCCTTTTGTAGTATAATAAAGAAAAAAGGAGAAAAAATGTTTATTCTATATTTCATCCACGATTCTACTCTAACTACATTACAAGCTTTTTCGGCAGTAGGGGTAGGCACAATCATAGGTCTAATAATAATGTATTTCATTTTGAAGACTAAATAGAAGACGAACATCTGTTCGTCTTCGCCCGGGCGCCGTGCTCCCATTGTCAGAATATTTCGTCTTTAAAAAATTTAAAAAAAGGTATTGACTTCTTGCGTCCTATATGGTAATATATAATTGTTCAAAGGAAAGAAAACGGAAGGAGAAAACAAAATGAAGATTGACAGACGTAAAAAGTATTATGTAGTATTCGATACAGAGACAGCCAACGGACTCGATGACCCCATCGTATATGATTTAGGGTTCGCCATCATTGACAAAATGGGTAATGTATACGAAAAGTATTCATTCGTAATTCGTGAAGTATTCTTCGGAATGAGAGAATTAATGAAATCAGCATACTACGCAGACAAAATTCCGAAATACTACGAGCAGATTAAAAATGGCGAGCGTGAGGTTGTCAGCCTTTACGAAGCAAGAAAAATCTTTGCAGATGTATGTAAGAAATATAATGTAAAGGTCGCAATCGCACACAACGCAAGATTCGATTACAAGTCAACATCTAAAACACAGCGTTATATCACAAAATCAAAATACAGATTTTTCCTCCCCTATGGTATTGAATTATGGGACACAATGAAAATGGCAAATGATACCATTTGTAAACAAGTTCACTATAAGGAATGGTGTTATACCAACGGATACCTTACAAAAAATGGTAGGGTCAGAAAAACCGCAGAAATTCTTTATAGATACATCACAGGGGATAATGATTTCATCGAATCTCACACAGGACTTGAAGATGTATTGATTGAAAAAGAAATCTTTGTCCACTGTATGCGTCAACATAAACCCATGAGAAAAAAATGTTTTGCGTAAGAGTTCGGGAGCATGCTCCCGTGCTCCGCGCCCGGGCCGATCGTTAAAAAATTAACTTATTAAAAGGGGTTGACAGAACTTTATTTTTAAAGTATAATAAACATGATAGAGAAAGGAGAAAAACAATGATTATTTATCAATTAACAAAAAAAGATGAAACACTCGCAATTTTTTCCAAAGATTTTTGTCTCACCCCTTACTATTTAACATCGTTAAATATTTCTTCTTTAGAGTTTGTATTAATAGATGCAATTGCAAGAGATTTACGTTCTGATACTTTAGATTTTGAAGAGTATAGTAAATATTGGTTAAACGAATATCAATTAAAAATTTTAAGAAAAGATTAAAAAGGGGTTGACAAGTCAATCCTTTTGTAGTATCATATACTTACAGAAGGGAGATGAGACAATGGCACGGAAAATCTTTACAATTATATTAGCAATCATTATCTTCGCAATCTTCGCCGTTTCTACTTCCCAAGTAGACGCAAAGGTAAAAGGAATTACAGCAAAGAATTATGATTCTTACGTTAAACCAATCGCAGACGAATATGGTTACAACATCGGAGAGTGTGACAAACCATATCTAAAAGGTGAGGAACAATTCTACAATGATTATTATGACCATTGGAACGTTGACAAAGTATACGATAAAAGTTTAGTAAAAAAGACAAAGAGAGGAAAGAAATAAAATGACTATTATACTTCTCATTCTTTCATTCGTTGTATGGGCAATATGTGAATGGATCGACAGGACAGGTCGAGTTGGATGATATTTCCAACTCGCCCGGGCGCCGCCGAATTTTCAGAAAATTCAAAATAATTTTAATTTTCTGAATTTCTTAAAATCTATTGACAAATTTAAAATTTTATGATATAATATATATAGAAAATAAGGAAAGAAAGCAAATTTTCTTCGTAAAAAAATTTCATAAAATCCCAAATTCGTCTTGACAAGTCCCCAATTATGTGATATACTTTAGTCAAGATAAAGGAAAGAACGAAAGGAGTTAACAATGGCAGTATCAAGAAAAGTAGAAAGAGAAATGTTGAGAGAAACTTATCTTCAGTCCATTATGGAACAGTTTAAACTGTCTGATGAAGAAGTTCTCCGTGTTAAGTCCAACGAAATCGCAATTCCCGTTGTTGGTTGCGAGGGCAATGAGGATTTCATCGTCATCACCGTAAAAGTTCCCACAGGAGCAAACAAGGGTACAGAACCCTATGACGGTTACTCGATGGCAGAAGAATACGAAATGAAACTGAAAGAAAAGGCAGAAAAGGCAAAAGCCAACGCCGAGAAAAAGAAAAAGAAAATGGAACGTGACGCAGAAATCCGTAGGAAGAAAAAGGAAATGCGTGAAAAGGGTGAGTAACCCAATCGGGAGCATCCAAGTCGGTGCTCCCATCTTTTCATCGGAGCATATCGTATATCGTTATTAGACGATGCGGGCGCCCGCCCGGGCCGATATAATTGTCAGAAAATTAAAACTTTATAAAAAGGAGTTGACAATCGTATAATACTATGGTATTATATAGATACAACAAGGGGATGGAAAGTAAGAATAACGGCAACCCCTCTTACAGGGAAATAAGTACCTATTGGTGCGTGAGGTTCGACTCCTCATCATCTCCACCATATTCATAGTATAACACAGACAAAAATAAGAAGGGAGAAAGAAATGGAAAAAGAAAAAATTTTGAAAGCACTTGAAATAATTAAAGAAGTATGCAAAGAACAAGGAACATGTGCCACTTGTCCTTTAAGAGATTTTGAAAATTACTGTATATTAAGTGGACCCGCCCCTTGTCATTGGGAAATTAATCATGATGATAAACCGTGGAGAGCAATTTGTAATTAAATTATAAGAAAGGGGAAAAGAAAATGTATTTATATGATTATTTAATCGAGGTCACAAAAAATAGTTCTGTTTGTAAGAAATGTGCCACGTCTAATGGTCATGGATGCCCTTATGCTTTCGATTGTATCTTAAATGATTTCGAAGCTTTCGAGGAAAGAAAAGGAAGTGGAAAAGAATTTGAAATCAAAGACACATTCTATATAAGTGAATCCGATTTAAATAAAATGGTTAAATTACGGGCAGAGGGTTGCAGTTTAGGACACGCAATTTCAGAGGTTGCAAGTTATTGGAGTGATGAAGATTTCTGCAAAGTGGGTATGATAGAAGATGCACTCATGGAAGAAATTGACAAAAGAGTAAGTCAGTTAGAAGTAAAATCAAAATTCATGCCAATCTAACTAAACGAGGACGCAAACGTCCTCTTTTTTTATGCGAACATACGTTCTCAATTCTCGCCCGGGCAAACTTAAACGAACATACGTCCATTGCGCCCGGGTCGTTTTCGTCCGGGCCAGATCTCAGGTGATCCATCGGAAAGATCGCCCGGGCATTTCCAAATTTTACCATCTTTTCCAATTCTTAACTATTCCGATAATTTATTTTGTGGGAATAGTTGACGCAGTACCCACTATATAGTATCTAAAATATATCCACTCACCCATATATAGTAGTTTTCCTCAGTGGTAACTATTCCGATAATTAATTTTATCGGCAGAGTTCATGCCGCAGAATTGTCAGAATATTCAGAATTTTCAATCGTGTATACAGTATACTGTATGCAGTATACGAACATACGTTCGCGAACACATGTTCGCGGTGGTTGTGCCGCATCCAACGACTGCGGCAGTTGCGTCAAATTTTGAGACACCAAAGGAGCTGCATCGAGGGAGCTGCAAACGAGCTGCAGCTGCGTCCGGGCGCCGTCCAGGAGCTGCGACTTCGCGCCATCCAGGGAGCTGCGTTTGGAGCTGCAAAAGGAGCTGCGCTCGGCAGAAAATTTGACTTTTTAAGTCAAATTTTTAATAATTTTTTCAAAAAGTTACAACTTTTTCACGAAAAAATTTGATTTATTTTGTCAAATTTTGGGCGCGCATCCGCTTCATTTAACAAATTAAAATTTGTAACTTCTTTAAATTCTCAGTATAATATATATAGAAAATGAGGGAAGAGTAAAATAAAAAGCTGTGAAGCGGGACGGCGCAGTCCCAGCGCAGAACTTAACAAATAAAAATTTGAAAAACCCTCAAAAATTAGCTATAATATATATGTAAGATGGAGAGAGGGAAAAGTAACTTTCCTCTAAAGTAAAAACAAACGTAACTGGGTGGCGACCTACGCTAGAAAGAGAGAACAAAATGGAAAAGATGACAAAGAGAGAATTCCTGAACGCTATCGTTGCTATCGAAGGTATCGACGCAGAGCTGGCCGCTTTCGCTGAAGCGGAGATTGAAAAGATGGACGCTGCAAACGCAAAGAGAAAGTCCAAGAACTCTGAGAAGCACGTTGAAAACGCCGCGCTGGCGCAGAAGATTGTCGCCGAGTTCCTGGGCGCCGAGCCGAAGACAGCTACGGAAATCGCTGAAGCGTACACCATTTCCACACAGAAGGCATCTGCTCTGATGCGGATGGACGAGGTCGCCGACTCTATCGTGAAGACAGAGATTAAGGTTAAGGGAAAAGGTAAGGTAAAGGGCTACACAAAGGCTTAGTATACGTACTACGTATACGAAAAACAGGTCGAATGACCTGTTTTTTTATTGTTTTTAACTTTTATGAGCTGTATTTTAATTATTTTTTATTTTTTATTGTATAAAATTTGATTTTTGGTGGTGTGAGGGGCGGCCACTTATTTCTATATCTATCCACTTATTTCTATACCTATTCATTTATTTCTATATATAGTAACAACCTTATATACATTACAAAAACCTTCCATTTCTATCTGCCTCTCCCAACCTTCGTCTCCGCCCTTTAACTACCATTAAAAGCCATAGAAAGCTGCCGATTAACTGCGTTAACCGCCGTGTTTTACCGCACATTAGCGTCCCTCTGCCACCGACAAAGGCACTCCGACGCACCGTTTTTAGCTTCGGACCATAGTGGAAGGTTCTACGTATACAGTTATTGTATACGAAAAAACGTATACGAAAAAACGTATACGACTACTAATACGAACTACTAATACGAATACATATACATATATGTATACATATACGTATACGAATTACTAATACATATATTTAATTACTCATACCATTACCATATCTCTAAACTTTATTATCTACCTTAGCTTACTCTATACTCTAGCCTTACCTACCCTATTAACCTTACCTATTCTACTCTTTACCTACTCTATATACATATACAATATCCGTAGTTAAATAACTTACCTTACTCATATCCTATTACGTATACTATATACGTATACGTCTTTCGTGGTGGTGCGTTTGACTGTCGACCGTTGGTCACTAGTCAAACGCCCGCCTACTTCCGTTGGCTTCGCAACGAGAAGTAGCGGTGCCACTTTTCTTTTTTCTTTGGCTCTATATTCGTATACATATATGTATTAATATACGTATACATATACGTATACATATATGTATTAGTTTTTCTATTTTGATAATAAGTAGTTTTTCGTTTAAATCCCTACTAACTTTTTGTGACACGAAATTTCTAGAAAATATTTCTTCAGCGCCCGAGCCATAAATTTCTGGAAAATATTTCACCCATAAGTTTCTGGAAAATTTATTTTTGGAAAATTTTTGGAAAATTTTTAAGTGCCATATTTTCCTACAAAATAAATGTCCCAAAATTCTGCAAAATTTTCTACTTCACACATCTGTCCCAAAATTAAATCACCCATCTACTCCCAAAATTCTGCAAAAATTTCTACAAAATTTTCCGTACTCTGCGCCCAAGCCATAAAACAATGCCGTACTAATTCCCTAAATAAAAAAGAGTCAAGGTAACTCGACTCTTATTAGTTTTAACCGCTCATTTTCTTTTATAAGTTTTCGTATATAATCAACTATCTCATCATCTGGCACATAATAATAACAAGGTATATGTAAGTAACAAGGTTTAGACTTATTCTTTTCCAACTGACAAGGATTACTGTCTTCCTCACAACTAAACCAAAAACAATCTATATTATTAATCTCTTCCATAGTTATCACCTTAGTCCGTAAATTCTACCTGTAATCCCGCCTTCTTACAATCTACAATTCTTTCAACGAGGGCACCCGAGTTAACGAATGAAGTCTTTTTTGTGCAAAATTTATTGTCAAAGTCTTCTTCGAGAGCGCCGCAGTCACGACAATTCCTAAAAACTCCATCGTATGGACAGATGTGGTGAATTGATGTAGAAGAATAGCTAAGGCGCCAACGCTTTCCTTCCTTATCATAAATCTGTTTCATTTCTACACCATGCGCCAACGGCTGAATGAGAATGATTTTGTTATACTGTTCAATATACCGTGTAGTAATTCTACGCTCCTTCATTAATTAATCCTCCGCATAAAACCAATCGCCTTCTTCATAAATGTCGATGTACTCAGAACCATCATACTCGTTGATTCTAAATAGACAGCCCTGTGGTACTTCGGTTACTTCCAAATCCGAGAAGCCACCCATATATGGAGGGAAAACATCATTCCCATATCCTTTCTTTACACAAAGATCAGCCATCTCATCTTCAGTGCAACCACGTTCAAAAAGCTCGATTAAATCTTTGTCGATTGCCATTCTACTATCATTCCATGTAGACCAACCTGCACCGTAACCTGGACTAATTAATACCTTCATCGATTTCTCTCCTTTTCATCAGTAGTAAGAAAATTAATATTAATCTGTGTAGTCATAGCAAGCCACGCATAAAAAATCATACGACTAACATCTACTCCGCCTTTAATTCCTCCAACAAGTAAGAAGATAGAACTACCAAGCCAAACTATAAACTGAATCAGAACACTAATAAATTGACCTCGCTTACCCATTTAGATGCTCCTTTCTATATCTGAGGTAATAACAATTTTATCCTCCAACTTTTTAATAAGATAATCATAATGAGTAATTACCGCGCGATTTGAATTACTTATACAATTTTCTACTCGTTCTCTCATCCTGGTATAACCAACCATTATATCCCGCGCTTCTAATAAATCTTGATAAAACTCAATTAAGTAGTTCATTCTTCTTTTCCTCCCGTAACGCCGCGGCGTTGATGATACTTTCAAAGACATTAAACACACTAAGCTGCGCTAATCTAATCGCATCGGTTTCTTTTTTTCCAATCTCCTGTGCCATGTCTTCATATGTTTTTTCATAAACGTCATAAGCATGACAGAGCTGATCCATTACATAATCATAATCTATTTTTTTACTCATTCTCATCCTCCCATCTTTGCTCCGCAGTTGGAGCAATAATTGCCACAATCAGAACTTTCAAACCCGCACTCAGAACACTTTGGTAGTGTGAACATTAATTCTATTGCGTCTTTCGGATTAAATATCCACTTCCCTGTCTTCAGTTTGTCTGCATTATACTCCTGCACAATTCTGGTGGCTTCTTCAATCGGTACACCGCAGAATGTTTTGTACTCTGTGAGTCTGGATGGGAGCGATTCAAGAATCTCGTTGACTTGTCTGCCTGTGAACACTTCCACCGTTCCATCCGTTTCGTCTCGGCCTGCTATCGCTTCTATCGCATCCTGTCTGCTGATAGTATCTCTATCCGTCTTGGCTTGCAGTGCTTCGATTGCCATGTCGAGAGCTATCAGTTCTTTCGTATCCAAATGCTTGAATATATCCATTCGTATCTTATAGACTAATTTCGCCGCTTCTTCTCTTGCCATTATTGTCATACTCATTCTATTTATTTCTCCTTTACAACACATCTGCTAAGATAGGTCTGGTTCATTCCCTTATAGTTCTCATGTTTCTTCACAGTGCCGCTAAGTACATACCACTCATCAGGCTGTACATCCATACACTTGGTAGTCATCCAAACAAGTACTTCACCTTTATAAGAAAATTGATAAATGTAAGATAAACCGAATGAACCGTTGTATTCTCTTACACTCATAAGCTGTACGTCGAGAGCGCGAAGCCGTTCTCCGATTTCACCAACGAACTCGCCCTGTCCTACTTTAGCTTTTGCATCTGCAATCACCTGCGCGCCAATAAATTCAGGCTCAGACGCAGTCTCAAAAGGCCAATCATATACTTCGCTAAAGCCAATCTGAAATAACTCATATCCCTCTGGGAGGTCATTCAAACATTCAACACCATGCCATCCGAGCTGTTTATTAAACTTATATCCTGCATCTTTAAGGGTGTCTTTAATAGCATAGGTATCACCCTTTACAAAAATCCAAGTCATACCATCTTCATCAAAACCATTGCGCACAGGCCACTCATACTGTTTTTTAAGCTGGCGTTCACGGCGTTCTTTCTCTGCTTTCTCTCTTCTCTGCTCCCTAGCTTTATTCATCCGAGTCAATTCTTTTTCTGTATAGATACGGACAACCTTTTCAAAATAACCGCCACCACGACACTTAAAACAAACTCCATGATCACAGTGATAAAAATGAGTAAGTACGCCGGTCCCTCCGCATCTAGGGCAAGGTTCTTTTACTGTAATATACTGCTTACCATTTTTTTCAATAGGCTCTCCAATCTGCTGATAACCAGAGTAAGTGTCTGCCACTAAATACTTTGCCATAGTTGTCCCCTTTCTTTTATTTCCTTATCTTATATATATATTATATAAAAAAAAGAAAGAAAAATCAATTTTTCTTTCTTTTAGTATTTACCCTTCATAGACCTAGTGATCATTTCAAGCGTTTTTATTCTTTCCTCATATATTGTAAGCATATTATCAATTTCACGTGCTGCCATTAAGAAACAAAATAAATATCCTACAGTAAAGCCCCCAAATACAAGACTAATCACAGCTAATATTGACATTACTCCCTCCACATTTCTCCAAAAATTTTCTCTATAATATAAGAGTCAATTTTCAAACTATGGCTTTCTCCGCAATCATTACAAAACATTCTTATAGCCTCTTCATTAGAGTTGTAAGTAATGATATAATTATCATGTTCACAACTCTCTTCTTGACCTGCGAACACAGCGCCCGCGCCAAGAAGGAAGATAAAGACAACCAAACAAATTATTCTTTTCATTTACTCTCCCTTTCTTAAAAGATAATCACGAGACACGTTCTTAAAACTAAAGTTCGGATCATCAATCTTATAGTATACATATCCCTCACGACGACACTTCTTATTTCCCTCACATACAGAAGAATCATAATAACCATCTGCGGTTAATTTAAAATCTTCCATATTATTCTCAAGAGTAACCAGCTCTTTCTCAATAGGAACGTGCTCCATCCCAAAATTTTCCCACACTATCGAGGCCATCATAATACTCCACATACCCACATCAGAGGTAATCATATGGAATAAGAATAGATGGTTCTCTTTTAACTTGTGCGGATTCTTCTGAATCTTCGGTCCACAAATCTCTCCCTGCCAGCATACATACATTAAGTTGGGATTATCCATAAGATACTTTTTAAGCTTATTCTCAATGTCATACTTTCTAGCCATCTCCCAATAAGGATTCTCATCCATTACATCAGAATAAAAATTATCCTGCTTCTCATCGAGCATCCTTACATTACGAGAACAAACATAAAACTCAAACTTATTCTTACCCTTTTTCTTTCTTTCAAGGATGTATGTGGCGCTCGAACCATCACACTTCTGAGTTCTAATAAAGCTGTCATCCGTTTCTAAAACCCAAGGCATATTTTCAACACGCTCCTGGTCTGTCTTTTTGATATACTCAAACTTTGTAGGAAACTTTCTATCATTATCTTTCTTCTTACCAAAGAAGAAAAACATTACACGTCTTCCCCACGCTCTACGCATCATCCATCTTGCCCACTTACGTTTGAATATATCAGGGCGCCGCTGTGCCATTGACTGATACTTATCAATACCATTTCCCTTACGCTTGCGATCTTCTTTTACAGAATAGGTAATACCCAGTAAGTCGGTAACATCAACACCAGCCTCATTAGGTACATCTACATCAAACGCAGCTAGCGGCAGAGCTAATCCCTGGCTGATAACCTTGAATTTACCAAGCTTCATTGTCTTTACTTTAAAATGCTTAGGACGCAGAAACTCAGACCACTCTTTCTCTGGTACTTTAGAATCAATTTCAATATAAACACAAGTATCACCCTCGTGGAACTCTCCAATCTTGGCAATACAAGTCCAACCAAGAACGCCAATAAGCTCGATATTATCTGCGCCCTCAATCGGTCTTACCCACTCTACTTTTTCTGTATGTGCTAACGCACGCTTACCATTAATAATCATTACTCTTCCTCTTCTGCATATGGTTCAAAACAGGTATCTGCGCTTTCGCCGCAGTTACAGCAATCAACTACTCCTTGCTCAGACCAAATAGCCCAAATACATTTTTCACATCTATCCATAAAATCTTCTGGCACAAGTACCCATTTATTAGTCATAGCCATAATGCTCCTTTCTTAATACATTTTCACATCTATTCATCTTTTATTTCACACAACGTGAATCTGAATTGTAGACATAACGTATTCAATAGCATATTCAATAGCTTCATCTTCTGTGAAATCTTCGGGCACAAGTACTTCAAACTCCATACTTTCACCGTCGATATCTACTGTTACCCATTTACTAATCATAGCAGTAATACTCCTTTCTTACTTTCTATATATATTATATAATTATTTTATAAAAATTTCAAATTATTATTTGTTATCTTCTACTGCACGGATATGACCTTGTTTAGCCATCAAGTCCATAAAATCTTCTATGATCATGGCGCCGACTCGACCAGAAATATTAAGTTCAATTCCATAATCTAAAAGAACACTATAAAGACAACCCCAAGGAGTCAGACTATAAGTTTCATCAGCGGAGTCTTTCATTTCTCTAATGTCATTTAACAACTCTTCATCCAAAAAATTATACATCTTATCCTCTCTTTCTAATATCTATCATAATTCTCTTTAAAAGGAAAACTAATTGCTTCTTGTTCAAGTGTATCAAGGTTTATCATCAACCCTTTCTTACTCATAATTGTTCCTGGATCAATACAAATTTTATGTCCATCTGCATAAGTAAGATTATACACATGCCATTCGTTACAATCATTCGTATCTAAAATCTTGAAATCAGTCTCTTTATATTCTTTGCCGCGAAAAGACCCATAATCAACAAGCTCCTCAACTAAATATTCTTGTGGAGTATGTCCATGAATTACAATAGCATTTCCCATTTCTTCATCTTCTTTCCACTCATGGAAAAAATGATTTCTATTCCATACTAAATCTTCTAATTTATCTGGTTTTAAATATGGAGTATAGCCTGCATGAGTTAAAATTAGTGGGCGGCCGCAGCGTGAATCAAAAATATGATATTCTAATGGCAGTATCTGTAAACGCTGAAACCACATATACATTTCATCTGACTTTCGCCAATCCCAAAATGTATCTTCGCCACCATTCATTACAAGCAATCTATATGAGTGTAAAAAATATATTTCATCATCAGCTTCTTCGTCAGTATCAACCTTTTCTCGAATTTTAAACCAATCGGCCATTGTATCGCATAACATTAATTCATGGTTTCCTACAAGCAAAATGCATTGTGGATCTTCAATTACCGCAGTTAATGTCTTCCATCCATCAGGTCCTCTATCAGCACAATCTCCAAGAACATAAAGCAAATCGTTTACCTTTAATCTTTTTTTTACTTCTTTATAAAGTTCATAGTGTCCATGAAGATCAGAAATTGCATAACGTGCCATGATTTCTCCTCCTAATGTGCAGCTCTATCACATTGATTTAATGCTTCAATTTCTTTAAAAAAAGTACCTAACTTTTTTCTATCTTTTTCTTCGGCTTTCTCGCTCTTTTTCCAAACAAAAGGACGCATATGATAATTAATAAGAATAATAGCATCATAATAAACTTTAGTCTTATCATTATTATTTAATAAATTATTTTCTAAAAAATGAAGTGCTACTTTATAAGCCCCGACATTTTCATGATTATAATAATGAGCCACTCCTTTTTCGTCTATTTCCTGCGTCCAATATTTTCCAACATCATGATAAAGGGCGGCAATTCTTACAGCTTTAGAATGACCATTAACTTCAGCCTGATTTTCTGCTTCTAACAAATGACCACCTAAAGTATAAGTATGATGAGGATTTTTTTGATCCATATCTGCTATCATCCCAAGATTTATTTTTTCACCTTGACTATATTCATTAATACGAATAAGTGAAAATCCTTCAGAGTAAATAGGAAATTGAAACTGTCTTAACATTCTATAAATAACTTTTTCTGGTACGCACTCTCGTCCTTCACGTTTACTATTTCTTTCAAGTAAAACCTCAATTGGCTGTAAAAATACAACCGCTTCAGCCGTATGCATTAACTGATTCTTTTCACAAAAATGCTTAAATTGCTTTACTAATAGTTCTCTTTTTTTCGCAGAGATGTTAGTTGCATCATAGATAATATATTTCTTACCTAACGCTGCGGCCTTAGTGCGCTCCCACATTTTCTGAAAAACTTTCTCATTAGAAATATTATAATCATATTCAATTCTAATATTATCAGAAGAAATCCATTGCGCTCGCATTGGATTATCCCTAATCATTTCTTTTGCATAATGCGACTTCCCACTAGCAGGAAGACCTATTAATACAATTAATGCTGTATCATAAAAAGTTGCATGAAATCTCATTCTTTATCCCACTTTCTCCAATTCTTATCTCTTGGTCTATCTTTTTGTGTTTGATATTTTCCTGTTCTGAAATTAATCTCTTGCCGTCCACGAGTTTTCTTTAAAAGCTCTAAAGCATCAATTAATCCAATCTGTTCTTTCTTTTTCTTCTTACTCATTCTCTAATCTCCTATCTTATATATTTATTATATAAAAAAAAGAATAGAATTTCAAATTCTATTCTTTAAATGTATATATTTTACTTACTTGGCGCCCGCTCGTTGGACACTTCCATAATACCATTATCAGTATCATCAATAATTTTCATAGATAAGTCATCAATCGCAGTCATTCCATAGTAATATTCAATCTTTTCAGCTACATCTTTAAAGCTATATCCAGCAACTATACATTTTACCCATCTTTTTATATAGGGAATATCACTATCATCCCACCATGTAAACTCACAATCATACATCCAAAGTTCTTTATTCTCCATAATACTTATCCTCTTTCTCTGGTTCACAGATTACAAACCAATTCTGAAATAAACTTTCTGCCCAAGCGTCAACTTTTTTAGAAATATCTTCTTCTGTAGCGCCGTCATCAAAGTAAAAATCTTTCATAATTGTTTTTGTATCAAGACGGCACCCCGCAACAACTTTCACTTACATCACCTCGTATATTTTTTTATAACAAATTTGAAAATCTGGACGCATTGCTATATCACAATGATAATGACCACAAAACCATTTTGTATATCCATAACACTGATATAGCCAATCATTACACATGTAAGCTGCTTTATCTCCTGGTCTATAACGGCTACCATAAAACTCCTTGACATAAGCATCAGGCATTACATGGGTTATAATATAATCTGGTTGCCAATCAATAGCTTTAAGATTCTTAACTGCTGTGTTATACTCTTCCATACTTGGTGCCTCCTCAGGCCACCATGATTTATAAGGAGTACGATAAGCTTTATCAACACTTAAACCGCCACCAAAACAAAAAAACTTTTTTCCACCTATGTCAAATACTTCACCAGTCATCAAATGAAAAACAGAATCTCTTATCTTATGTACTCTGCCGCCGTGCCATTCAACTATTGGATAGCTGTTAATTAATGTATAGTTTTCGTGATTGCCTGCGATAAACAAGGTTGTCCATGGGAGACGATCAATCCAATCAAGCCAATAATCATCAGACACCTTATCAGCTCCCCAAATAAAACCAAAATCTCCACAAACAATTATATAATCTTCTTTAGTTAAACTGTCTTCGTTATCCATATACTGTATTAAAATGTCAGCAAAGGTTCTTGGATCTCTGTGCGTATCCCCAATTATAAGAACCTTATTCATTTTATTCGACCTCCGGCAATTCAATCTCGTTTTTTCTGGCTTCAAGCACTTCATCTTTAAAGACAATATCCATTTCATTATAAGCAAGAGAATTTACATAGTTATAACAATCATTAGCAAGTTCTCTTGTACTGTCCTCTTCTGTAGTTTCACTAATGAGCGCGAGCATATTAAGAATACTTGGTCCAATCTGTTCATAAAACTCACTAATCATCTCTACCCGACCTTCTCTTTTACCAGCTTCATAAGCTGCCATACCTTCATACGGCTTCATATATATCTCCTTTCTTAAGCAACCTGCACGATAACTCCGTAGGTTTCTTCATCACCAATACGCTGCCAATCTTCATATTCACTGAGTGCATGGAAAATAAAGTTTGCCTGATATGCAGTCGAGTAACGATTGACATATGAAACAAAGCTATATTCAGACCGCTTTTCTTCTGCCATTCCTACCATCACTTCAGCAGAAATAGGAGTTGATTCAAGCTCCCACTCAATATACTCAGAATCATACTTCGATGCAATAAGCGCGGCCGCTTCGTCAACAGGAAGAAATCCTCTAATCGGCTCATCGCTAGCAAGAGAACGCAACTTATCATAAGGAATCCAATATCCAATAGAATAATATTGTTTCTCTTCGCCTTCCTCTGAAAAAGAAGAGAAACCTTCCTCAGCGCATATCTCCTTAACCTCATCTGTCATTTTATCTACAGGAATCGGATAAGCATCAAAGTCATCAAAATGAATAAAAGAACGAGAACGCCAGAAAAAAGGTTCGATTTTCAGTTCCCCATCTTTATTCTTCAGATACGGACCGATGAACTCATACATTCCATCTTTATTCTTTTTTGCTGCATAAAAATTATAATATGTAGACATATCCTCACCTACTTCCCATAATGATCTGCTGTATGCTGTCCACACCACGGACAATATTTATATTTAAACTCTTCTCCAGTATGACAATTGGGGCATTCATACCAAATTTCGCCATCATCTTCTTCTACAACAATCCAAGGCTTAATCTTTGCCTTTTCTATAAGCTGTTCAGTTTTATAAATGGTAATCATTTTATATTGCCACCTTATTCATTCTCATAAAAGAAGCCATCAAGAATCTGCTCAAACTGATCATCTTCTACATAAAAAAGATCTTCGTATCTACTATATCTTTTGACATTCTCAATCAATTGTCCAAAACGCCAATCTGGCACTTTCATCCAATAAATCTTCAATTTATCAGTTATGCGCTCAATTCTTTCAATGTCTCTCATCTATTTCAGCCTCCCCTCTACGAAGAAAACACTTTTCTTATCCACCATATGGCAACCATTTTTTACAGAATAAATAAGCACGGTAGTCTTATGCTCCATAAGAACTCTAACCATCTCATCTTTTACAATCCAATATGCTTTCTTCATAGTTTTTTTCTCCTTTCTTATCTTATATATATATTATAATAAAAATTTAAAGAGAAATCAAACTTACCATTTTATTCCAGCTACCACCAAAGGTCAAAAAACCAAGCAGACATAAGGTCGCAAAATTCTTTCCAACATTCCATACGATACTTTTCCCACTTTTTAACTTCTTCATACCAACGTTCATTGTCTTTTTCATAATATTTTTCAGCCGCTTCGCAGTCTAAGCCATCAATCTGAACTATTTTAATCAACTCTTCCATGCGAGCTAAAATATCATTCCATTGTTTTTCAGTTAAAGAAAGTGGTACACCTATATTATCTTTTCTATACACACTGATACCGTTTTCAAATACATTCATTAAATAGTGATCGAAACTCCAAATATCATAACGACAAATTCCATAGCGCCCGCGCCGAAAACGTCTTTTAAAAGAATAGAATATTTCTTTGATATTCCCAATCCAATTAGAAGGGTATCTCCATGGGCAAATATAAAAATTCTGAATTTTCTTCATCAAAATACCCTCCATGTATCAATGTACCAATCAGAATCAGGAAAGAAATTTTTTTGTTGTTTAATATAATCTTCTGCCTTTTCTCGCGAATTAAAAATTTTAGCGATATGTTTTTCATCTCCAATTTCAAAAACAACAATATATATCATATCCATTTTTCTACTCCCATAATAATTGGTCTTCCACATACAGGACACTTGATATAAATTTCAGTAAGATCACCAGGCACATATTCATAGTCGTCGTCTGTATATTCGACGTAGGCGCCGCAGTAATCACATTCGCAGATATAAACCATATTAATACCTCAGTTTTACATCTTCAAATTTCTTAGGAAAAATTTGAATCTTCTCTATCCAATCTTCATCAACCCACCATTCATCAAAAACTATATCGTTAAATTTTGTACTACCTGGAATTAATTTTTTTAATCGTAAAAATAATTCCATTGGGATAATATGATGATCTTGATAGGTTAATTTATCATCAATATAAACACCTTCCCAATCATCAGAATGTACTATATTAATTCTATGCTTCATTCTGCAAACCACTCCTCTAAAATATCAGCTGCCATTTCAAGAATTTTAATTTGCTCATCTGTTACTTGATGAATATAACCATTCTTTTCTTTAATGAAAATATCTGCATAAGCTCCATCAAAATCATTAATAAGAGAATCAAGTGAACTAATAATATCAAGCATTGTTGCTTTTTCTGTTTCTTCAGGGATAAGTGTTAATGATTTTACTTTTTCCATAATTTATCTCCTTTCTTACTTTCTATATATATTATAGTTGAAATTTTAATTTTTTTCAAATTAAAAAGACCGCTAGTGCGGTCAATTTATTATAATCCACTTATAAATTCGGCTATGCCTTTTAAAATACGATAAGAAATAAAAGACTGGGTTTCATGTGATTGTCTAAAAGAAGCCCAACTTCCAGAACTCCAATCTGAACCAGAAGTCTCTCCTCCTAAAGAAATCGTAACACTAACGAAACTAGAAGGATTAGCTGTTGCACTTTGTATACTATTATATAATCCTTCCAAATAAGTAGATAAAGGAATATACATACCGCTAACATTTAATAAATTAACAACATTTGGACCTGGTCTAGAACCTGTAACTTGTATTTGTAAATGATCAAACAAGAAATATCCAATTAAAGTTTGTAATTCGGTTCTCACTTCTCCGTTAACCGCGCCCTGAACCATACCGTCTCCACAGTTAGCTAGATAATTTATTAATGCACGAACATCTCCTACTCCAAAACGACTTAACATGGCGCCCGCGCTACGTAAATCCATTTTTTCTTGAGCATTAATACCACCAAAATCAGCTTTAATACTATAATTTTTATCACTTATCATAATAACATGTTTTATACTATCTTCTAATTTTTTTAAATATTGTTCCATAGCACTTATATTCTGCATTCTTACTGAATCAAATCCTTCATTTACATATCGTAAATAATCATCGGGATTAACGGTTCCTTTGCCAACAAATAACATCGTATCTGCTTTCATTTGATTCATTTGTCCAGTATGAACCCCTGTAATAGTCAATCCGCTATTAGCTATATTAATATTACCAATATGTGTAGCTACTACAGAAGTAATTAATTCTAAAATATTACCACCAAAATTAGCATCAACATGAGCATTACTATATTTCTTTTTATCTAATATTATTTTACTCCTTCTATCTTTTCTGTCTGTCATTTTTTGCAATTCTTCTATATTAAGATTAAATAAGTATCCATACTTTCCAAATGCGCCCAAGCTTTGCAATTTTTTTATCGTAGCAATCATATCGTTAACTGCTCGAACCTTTTCTTCGTTTTCTCTGACTGCAGCCTTACCTTTATTGCTATTGCCAAATTTTCCACGTATTGCGGCAGTGTCTTTGTTAATAAAGTCCTCTACTTTTCTATATGTTTCCACCATCGCATCACCAATAATATTATTTATTAGTGCTTCTATTTGACCAGGACTCATTTTAACTATATCTGCTTTAACGAATTTTTTTAAACTAGATTGTAAGGTTTGTCTCAAATAAGTTCCAAAATATCGAGATACATCTCTATACATTTGGTCTTTTTTCATATCTTTCCCAGAATTAGCAATACTTTTCATATATTGCATACCTCTTTCAAAGGTATCTTTTGAATTAAAAATTTCATTCATGCTACGAAAAATATTGCTAGCATTAGGATCATCTAAATTAATACCCGTATCTCTTAAAAAAGCTAACTCCGCCGCTCGCGCAGCGTTCATAATCTCCTTTAAATTAATTAATGCTTTTATAGTAACCGAATGTCCTGAACTTCCCATACCAGGATACTCGGTATTTGCAATCGCCTTTCCCGCGGTATCATTTCCTACTTCTAAAAAATGTCTTGTATAGGCATAATAGGCGGGCTTCCCATGTGGATAAAAACTTCCCATATCCATCCTCCCAATAAAAAAGGGCGTATCCTACCGACCGCCCAAGAGATATATATAAAAAGTCATCTCTATTAGCGAGAGACTTGTTTTTTAATTGTTATATATAAGTAACCTTTTCTACTTTTCAATCTAAAAAATTCCGCCCTGTAGATAAAGACTGGAGAAAATCCCCAGCCTAAAAATCAATTTGTTCATATCTCTCAGACAGTAACTTATCCATCATCAGGTCATATCCTTTCTTTCCAGATACAACCTGTTCGAATAATACTGGAGAACACCCACTTACATAACTTACATTCGGACCCATATCCAAAACTGTATTATGACGAGCATTAACATTCCAATAGATTAGATTCGGAAAATAATCTTCTAATCCATCTGCAATCCACTTATCACGAATATGCTCCATAAGTCCTTTAATTGCATCATTTCCATCTCGCCAAAGTAACTCATCAATACCTTGATTAATTTCCATATCAGAAATGATAACCAAAGTTTTTGGCATATCTTCCGGCGCCCACTGATTAATAATACATCCTCTACGAAGTAGGTCAAATACTGCTTCAAGATTGGTATCGTCTACTAAGCTCTTTCTTCTAATACATTGCACCTTTTCTACAATGTCCTTGCCTTCAATTACAACAAACTGAGGGCGCGAAGCGAAAGAAATATAACAATTCTTAAATGGACCTTCATTATGCTCTGCCGCATAGATAGACAAGCTAATAGCTACATCAATCGGCATAGCACCACCGCGACCCCAAGTCATAGAACCAGAAGTATCACAAACACACATCATAGAGTTCGACTTACCATTAAAATAATCGGGTAAGTTCTTCCAATACTTATCTAAAGCCGCACAATCTACATCGTCCATATATAATCTAACCTTATTAACAATCTCATAAGGATATAAAGTCTTTGCATTAACCTTCGTATTATCAGAAGTAATAAACTCCTTATACTTCTGACTAATCACGTTTTTACGTGCAAAAGCATTTTTATATAAAATTCCTGCCTTTGAAGGAATCTTATCAAATTCAATCTTCTCCCACTCATTCGCAGACATCAGACGCTCAAGCACATTAATCTTTTCACGTAAATATGACAGTGTCTTACGATACTGGCGCGGAGTCAATCCAAGAGCTGACATAATTGCATAAGCTTTCTTTTTTGTATCCTTTGAAGAAGCATTAGCAGACGGCATCCACTTTGCTAAAAGTGAACAATCTTCTCCTCTCATATCTTTAATCAGCTGTTCTCCAATGAGATTAATCGCATCAATCCAAAGCTTGGTCCCATAGCAGACATCAATCAAATCATCCCATCTACCATACTCACTAATCAACTTCAACAGTGCCCGCGCCACTTCTGTATGTGACTGAATAAGCCATTTAAAAGCTACACGAAAGAAACGTCTTTCGCCCTGGCCGCCACGTACATCCCTTAAATAAAATAAACACTTTGTAGCAAGCACGGGAGACTGCGCATACGCATTTGCATACAGCGCAATAACTTCATCATCTGTTCTCTGACGATAAGCTCCGCCAAAAGCAAACATATCATATACCTTATCCATTGTACTCGAATAAGCAAGAGCACCATTCTCAGTTCTCTTCAAATTATCAACCTTATTTTGCATATTTGCCATTGCTTCTACAAAAGTATTCATATAATTTCTCCTTTTACTCCAAAAAAACTAGGGACGTAACTCTTACTAAATCCAAAATTAGTGATGTTAAAAGTTTGCTGTATGCCCCTATAATTAAATACCAAGCTCTTTTTCTAAGTTACGAATTTGGCGCTCGATCTTCCGTCTTACACCTGGGCAATCTTCGTCTTTGCCCCTCGTTTTGATTAAGTTGAGCCTAACTTTAAGTGATGTAAGTTTCTGTTCTTTTGTCATTGAATACTCCTTTCATTTGGGTCACAACCAATTTCGATGGAGCCAGATATCCGTTATGCTCGGATGATAGAAGGTTACAAATCTCCTGTTTTACTAATTAAACTAATCTGGCATATACAAGTCACAGATCGGATTTGAACCGCTTCGCAAAAATTTTGCAGATTTTTGTTTTAACCATTTGAAAATTGCTGTATGTGACTTTATAATTTGGCGGCAGGGGAGGGGCTCGAACCCTCACGCACTATGGCATAGGAATCAAAATCCTACATGGCTACCAATTACATCACCCTGCTACATTTTTATCTTATATATTTATTATATATAAAATTTATTAATTTGTCAAAATCAATGGTACGGGTGGTTGGGTTTGAACCAACGACTGATTCCAGAGGTATAAGCTCTGCGCTCTCACCACTGAGCTACACCCGTATATACAAGACACAAACTAATCTGTAAGATACAGGACTCAAACCTGTCTAATTTACTTTCATAAACCTTCTCTTGAAAATCTCACTAAATTGCTGTATGTGTCTTTAAATAAATAAATACTACCTAACTAGTTTAACAATACGGTCACCCTTACACAGTACCCAGCTGCTCGATGACGTTCTCGATAAACTTACAACTTCGTATTGGGAATGGGTTTCCAGTTTCATACCTGCGCTGATGAAAGCAGGTTATAGTAATGCGGGCAAGGATTTGCACCTTGCATGGCACTGCGAGAGTTTGTTCGTGCCAGATACTGCCTCGCATTTAATGCAGTCTGCGTCTACCTATTCCACCACCGCATCTGGTGACCTATCCGAGATTCGAACTCGGGACACCGTGATTAAAAGTCACGTGCTCTTCCTACTGAGCTAATGGGTCATATATTGATAGAACTTTTTTATAACATGGTACGCATTCAGATACCTTATGGTACGCATAAAAGGCATGTTATACTTCTCGTATTCTATCGAGCTACGTTTACTATCCACAGATAAGCATTTGACAGCTTTCCACAAAAGCCTTTGACAGCTTTTCTGCTTCGGCGTTCTTTGCTACGAGGTCTTTCCGGAAAAGACATTCTTGGCGGTCTATAAGGGTAACGCTCCCTTGTCTTCGGCGTGACAAGCCGATATAATTACTTTTATACTAATAGACCGTAATTGGTCGGAGGAGTTGGACTCGAACCAACGATGTGTCTAGACGTCACGGATTTACAGTCCGCTCCCTTCGCCG